AGGGTTCTAGGATGCTCGATATTTAGGCAATCGGTCCGAGTTAATGTAAATGAGAACGATTATCATGGTTTCGTTGTGATATACCAACACATCTGACCGAATGATAACGATTCTCATTAGTACCGGGGGATAGGTGAGAATTATTCTCGTTTAGCCTTGGACACCGACAGGTTCGAACTGCTTAAACGCTAAGTCCAAATAAAAGGCTAGATAACGCCTTAGCTCTCATAAATCCGGCCCGTTACGGCTAGTCCGTTAGGAATCCTTGTATTAATCATATGGAGAGTTGGCGGAGTGGTCTAACGCTGCAGACTGCAAATCTGTGAGGCTATGCCTAGACGCTGGTTCGAATCCAGCACTCTCCTCCATACACGCCCTAGAGGCAAACAGTCCGGCCCGTAGATTCCCCGTGGTTAGCCTAGTGTGCACACGGTCATCGCTCTATGGGTCGGACACTGGTTACCAAGGCTAATCCGTTGTGCGCGCGCATACATACGCGTAGCCCATTATAGTAAGGAGTACATAATATGGCACGCAAGCGCTCTGATTCAGCTACGCACGCCGTGGAATCCATGCAAGCCGTAATTGCTGGCCCGGTTCAGCCTCCTGAGCATGTAAAGCTAAGGGAGTGCGATATCCCGTTTTGGGAGGCTATTGTATCGGCCCGTGCGGCTAACACCTGGAACAAGGCTGACTTAGCTCTAGCGGCTAACCTGGCCCGTTGCCAAGCTGACGTAGAAAAATATCAGAAGCAATTAGACGATGAGGGTCCAATCCTCGTTAATGCGCGCGGTACCAAGACGGCTAATCCATTGTTCGCCATTATAGAGCAACTCTCACGCCGCGCCGTGGCCCTCTCCCGTGTTGTCCATGTCCACGCTGAGGCCACTGTAGGCCGCTCGCGGGACGGCGGGAATAAGCTGGTAGCCCAACAGGGTGCGGAGGCTGCTGTAGACGCTGTACGCGGGTCTGAGGAGCATTCCCTTATCCCCGGACTTAGTACGCTTCAATGATTGGCGTTACTCAGGAGTACCTAAAGTCGCTTCTGTCATATGACCCGCTCACCGGCGAGTTTCACTGGCGCACCCGCCGTGGGCGTATTGCTGCCGGAACGCTCGCGGGAACGGTAGACGAGGACGGCTATACGCAAATCTGTATCAACTTTGTCCGCTACCGCGCGCATCGGCTGGTGTTCCTGTATGTGGACGGCTACCAAGTCCCGGACGGTATGGACGTGGACCACGACAACGGAGACACAGGCGATAACCGATATTCAAACCTTCGTATCGCCACGCGCGGACAGAACATGTACAACGCTAAACGGCGCAAGGATAACCGTAGCGGTGTCAAGGGCGTGGGTTGGCACGGAGCCGCTAAAAAGTGGCGCGCACGGCTGCGGGTGGACGGAAAGGAGATATCCCTCGGCCTGTTCAATAGGCTGGAGGACGCGGAGGCTGCTGTAACCTCGGCGCGCTCTGCTGCGCATAGGGAGTTTTCCCGCCATGCCTAAAGCACAGACACGCGCAGACCGCGTAATTGCGTTTATCGAGCGGTATTTGCGGGTACCGGAGGGGGCGCTAGTAGGGCAACCGATCCACCTAGAGAAATTTCAAGAGGAGTTTATCAGAGCGGTCTACGACAATCCCGCAGGTACCTCTAAGGCTATCCTCTCGCTGGCCCGCAAAAATGGGAAAAGTGCTGTTATCGCGTGTATCTTGCTGGCTCACCTCGTTGGCCCTGAGGCTAAGCTCAACTCTCAAATCGTCTCCGGCGCTATGTCGCGCGATCAAGCCGCCCTGGTGTTTAACCTCGCGGTCAAGATGGTGCAATTGTCGCCCGATATTCGAGACCTCGTACACGTAAGCCCCTCGGGTAAGAAGCTAACAGGAAAGCCCCTTAACGTTGAGTACAAAGCGCTCTCCGCTGAGGCGGCTACCACGCACGGCCTCTCACCTATTCTCGCAATCCTTGACGAGATAGGCCAGGTACGCGGCCCGCAATCGGACTTTATTGACGCGGTGACCACGGCCCAAGGCGCGCACGATGGTAAAGCGTTGGTCATTGCGATTAGCACGCAAGCGGCTACGGACGCGGACTTACTCTCAATCTGGATTGACGATGCGCTTAAATCAGGTGACCCGCGTATCGTATGCCACCTGTACGCAGCGGACCCGGACGCGGAGCTAGACGACCCTAAGGGCTGGCAAGCGGCTAACCCGGCCTTGGGTATATTCCGCTCCCGGCAAGACGTAGAGCAACAAGCCGCAGAAGCTAAGCGTATGCCCTCGCGGGAAAATACGTTCCGTAACCTTATCCTTAATCAACGCGTCTCCACGGTCTCCCCGTTTGTCTCGCGGGACGTGTGGAAAAGTTGCGCGGGTGCGCCCGTATTTGCTCCCGGCTCGCAAGTATTCGGCGGACTGGACTTATCGGCCCGTACCGACTTAACCGCGTTCGTGATTATCGGTAGGCGTGAGGGTAAATGGCACTCCGCTAGTTACTTCTGGACTCCCCAAGAGGGCCTTAAGGATAGAGCTAAGCGTGACCGTGTGCCGTATGACCTTTGGGCGGACCAGGGATACCTACGCACTACTCCCGGTCGCACCGTCGATTACGAGGTTGTAGCCGCTGACATTCTGGAGATTGTCCAGGACTACGAGGTACACAGCATCGCATATGACCGTTGGCGAATTGACCTCCTTAAGAAAGAGTTCAAGGACATAGGCATAGACGCGGATACGCCAAGCAAAGACGGCGGTCGCCTCCCATTGGTCCCTCACGGGCAAGGCTTTAAGGACTTCTCGCCCGCCCTCGATGCGCTAGAGGCCGAGTTAGTCAACGGGCGCGTAGTCCATGACGATAACCCCGTACTAACCATGTGTGCGGCTAACGCAGTCGTGCAAAAAGACCCTAGCGGTAACCGCAAACTGGACAAAGCCAAAGCTACCGGACGTATTGACGGCATGGTGGCTATGGGTATGGCGTTCGGTGCAACGGTGTTGGCTGCTGCTGACCTTGAGCCGGAGCGCTCTTTCCAATTGCTTGTTTTCTGACCACGAGACATATGCTCACACAGACTCGCCTACGGGAATTAGTCGAATACAGCCCGGAAACGGGTGTTATGAAGTGGAGAGTTTCCGCGTGTAATCGTGCGATTGTTGGCTCTCCTGCAGGAAGCAAGCGCAAAGACGGTTACGTCTACATCGGTATTGGCGGAAAGTACTACTCGCGGCACAGGTTAGCGTGGTTGTACGTCTATGGCGTTCTTCCTGACAACTTAGACCATAAGAACAAAGTACCCGGCGAGGACTGGCTAGACAATCTACGTCCCGCTACGCATGCGCAAAACATGCAAAACAAGGGCATTCAAAAGAATAACCGCCTTGGCGTGCGTGGTGTTCGGAAACTGGACGGCGGCGGGTACTTAGCACGCGTACAAGCTAACGGCAAGCAAGTCCTCTGCAAGGTCGTTACGACACTGGAGGAAGCGGCGCACGCGGTTAGTGCGGCGCGCACACACTACCACGGCGACTACGCCCGCAACGAATAGGAGACCGAACAACAATGAGTATCAAGGCGTTTAGCGCTTTTGTTATCAAGAGCGTTAATGAGGATGCCCGCGAGTTTGAGGGTATCGCAAGTACGCCAACCCTGGACCGTGTAAAGGATAGCGTTAAGCCTGAGGGCTTGCGTTACCAAAGCGAGGTCCCGCTCCTCCTGAATCATAACCACGCTCAGCCAGTTGGCACTGTGGTATTCGGAAAAGCTACTCCTAAGGGTCTCCCGTTCAAGGGAAAGATTGCAAAGGTAGACGAGGAAGGGACCGTTAAGCAACGCACGGATGAGGCTTGGCACAGCATCAAGCACAAAATCATTAAGGGCGTATCCATCGGGTTTAAACCGGAGGAATACGAACCTAATAAAGCCGGTGGCATGGACTTTACCAAGGCGGAGGTACATGAGCTTTCCTTGGTTTCTATCCCGTGCAACCCGGAGGCGGTCATTACCGCATTCAAGTCGCTAGAGGATGCTGAGGCCGCGCAAGCGGGCGAAGTGCCGGGCGAAAACACCCAAGAGCAAGACGAGGCGGCGGCGTTGGCTGCGGCTGAGGTTGTTAAGGCGCAAGAGGAAGCGGAAGCCTCGCGCAAAACGCACGAAATGCGTGTTCGGAAACTTCTGCTTTCTTTTTGATTTAAAACATAGGACTACATATGACCCTCGCTGAACAAATTAAACTGGCCCTCGCCAATATCCTCGTTAAGTCGGACTCGCTGGCCGCAATCGTCAACAAGGGCATGCAAATGTCGGATGACGAGGTTACGCAAGCTGAAGCATTCAAGGCGGAGATTAAGGCTCTCGAATCGCGCGTTGCGCTGCTGAAAGAGGAAGAAGCGCGCCAAGCCGCCGCCGCCGTTGCCGTTACGGAAAAGGGCCTTACCGTTACGGACACCTCGCGCGTCGAAGTTAAGGACAACAAGCAAAAGGGTGCGTCCGTTGCCCGCGTTGCGCTCACGCTCATGGCCGCTCGCGGTAACTTGATGCTGGCTGAGCAAATGGCCGCTAAGCACTACAAGGATGACGCGGTTGTTAATGGCGTGGTTAAGGCTGCTGTAGCTGCTGGTACTACCTCCGTCGCGGCATGGGCGGGCAACCTGATTTACCCGGAAGTGTACGCAGCGGACTTTATTGAACTGCTGTACCCGCAGACGGTCATGGGCCGCTTGGAGGGAATGCGTAAGATTCCGTTCAACGTTCGTATTAACGGTATGAACGGTGGTACTCAGGTCGGCTGGGTTGGTGAAGCTAAGAACACGCCGGTTACGTCCGCCTCGTTCTTTAACGTCAACCTCGGTTGGAACAAGGTGTACGCAATCTCGGCATTCTCGGACGAGATTATCAAGTTCTCTAACCCGGCTGTAGAGTCGTTGGTGCTGTCTAACCTCGTTGAGGCTACGGCGCAAGGTCTGGATGCTACGTTCCTCGGTTCGGGTGCAGCTACGGCGGTTAGCCCGGCTGGCTTGTTCTACGGCGTTACTCCGGTTGCCTCGGGCGCAACGCTTGCCACTGCGGACGGCTCGCAATCGGCACTGGACCTTATTGCAGACTTGCAAGCGGCCATTGCTCCGATGATCGCGGCCAACCTCCCGGTTGGTGGTATTCGTTTGCTTATGTCGCCTGCCCGTGCTTTGCACTTGGGTTCGCTGCGTAATGCGCTCGGCGCTAAGTGGTTCCCCGGCCTCGACCTCAACGGCGGTACGCTGGAGGGTTTCCCGGTTATCACGTCTAACAACGTTGCAGGTAACGTTATTGACATCCTCTTGCCGAACGAGATTTACCTCTCTGAGGACGCAGGCCCGGAAATTGACTTCTCGCGTGAGGCGTCGCTCATTATGGACAGCGCACCGGATACGGCGGGCTCGGCTGCGGTCTCGATGTTCCAGACCAACCAAGTTGCGGTCAAGATCGGCCAATTTATCAATTGGGCTCCGCGCCGCGCTGGTATCGCAGCGAAAATCTCGGGCGCCGATAAGTACAAGTAATTTACTTAGACGCACTAACACATGTGCCTACCCTCTTAGGAGGGTGGGTACCCTTCAAAGGATTTTATATGTTGGTAAAGGTTAAAGCCCTTCGGAGGGTAGTTTTAGACCGCGTGATTAACGCGGGTGACGTAGTAGACATGCATGTAGCGCTTGCCCGCTTGCTGTATATCGCGGGCGACGTTAAGACGCACACGGAAGCAAGTGAGCCAACGGAGCAACCGGCTACGCCGCGCCGTGGCCGTCCTCGTAAGGAGGCTTAATGGCGAATATCGTAACCAAGGCTCTCGACGGTCTGCGAAGGTTCAAACGTAACGCTTTACCTATCGGAAGTACCGCCATAGCGTCTAGTGGCTCAGCCGGATTTATCCGCGAGCCATACATGGGAGCTTGGCAACAAAACCAATCCCTTACTACCCGCGATGGAATGCTTGCTAGCTCCGCCGTGTTCGCGTGTGTAGACCTTATCTCCTCTGACGTAGCCAAGCTACGCACCAAGTACGTGAAGCTAATTGACGGTGTGTGGCAAGAGTCGGCGGCTCCGCGATACACAAACGTACTGCGTAAGCCTAACCCGTATCAAACGCGGTTCCAATTCTTTAAGACTTGGATAGGAAGTAAGCTGACTCACGGTAACGCCTTTATATTGCTGACGCGCAACAGCATGGGCGTAGTAATTCAAATGGACGTGCTAAACCCTCGGTATGTTGTCCCTTTGGTGGCCCCTGACGGCTCGGTGTTCTACCAAATCACAATGAGTCCACTACAGGTTAGCCCGCTGGACGCGTGGGTAGTCCCCGCACGGGATATGATCCATGACCGGGGTATGACTTCCTGGCATCCTCTTATCGGCATGACGCCTATTGCGGCGTGCGCGGCATCCGCTACGCTGTCTAACGCGATCTCTACCAATAGCGCGGCGTTCTTTAGCAATGCGGCCCGCCCCTCTGTGTTCATGTCCGCTCCGGCTGCTATTAGCAGCGAGACGGCGGCACGCCTTAAGGCGCAAGTAGAGAGCGGCTATAGCGGCAATAACGCGGGTAAGGTCATGGTGGGCGGTGATGGTCTGACGCTTACCCACATGACAATGAGCGGCGCGGACGCGCAAACCATTGAGCAACTTAAATGGACGGCTGAGGACGTAGCGCGATGCTTTCACGTACCAGGCCATAAGATCGGCCTCGATACCGGCTCACGTACCGCCAATAGCTCCGCAATCTACGAGTCTATGTATTACTCGGATTGCTTGCAAGCGTACCTTGAGTCTATCGAACTACTGCTAGATGACGGGCTTAACCTCCCCGATGATAGTTCGCTCAAGTTTGATACCAAGGGCCTCATGCGTATGGACGAGTCCGCACAGCACACGGCTAACGCTCAAGCAATCGGGGCCGGTTACATGAAGCCCAACGAGGCCCGCGCTACTGTTGGTCTCCCTCCGGTTGAGGGCGGGGATACGCCGTACTTGCAACAGCAGAATTACAGCCTTGCGGCCCTCGCGGAGCGAGACAAGACCAACCCCCTAGCAGCACCTCCGCAACCCGCTGGAGGGGCTGGAAACACGCCCACGGCTGAGCCCGCAACAACGGATGACGGAGGTAGCGCGGAGTGAGCATTATCTCCTTAGACCAAGCCAAGGCTCAGCTACGTCTTAACGACGACTATAGCGACACAGAGCTAACCACGATGGTAGCCGCCGCAAGTGACATTGTGGCGAGCTATCTAAAGTGGCCTGACCCTCCGCCGTATGACGGCGTAACCACGCCGTACCCCGCACGCATTCAAACCGCAACCCTCCTCGTATTGTCATCCCTGTATGAGGATCGGGAAGGGGCTAATGATCCAATTGGCCCCGCTGTGGTTTCCATTCTCGCCCGTGACCGCGACCCGGCATTAGCGTAATGGTATCGCGTAGACCCTCTAAGCGAGTCGTAACCGGCCTCCGTGCCGGTACGCTAAGTACTCGCCTCAGTTTGCAGCGCAAGACGGGAAAGGACGCGTTAGGACAGCCTACAAACACATGGACGGAATACGCCCAAGTGTGGGGCGCTGTCCTCCAGCTTAAAGGCGTGGAGAAAGTAACCGGTGGGACTTCCGTAGATACGGCCTCGGGTTCTATTCGCATTCGATACCGCACGGACGTTACCAACGGTGACCGCGTTGTAGCTCTCAGTGCGGACGGGCAAACCTTTAACATCAATTCCGTTATGCCTAACGCGGCCTCCCGTGAGTACACGGACCTCGTAGTAACGGAGAACGCTAACCAAGGGGGCTAGCTGTGATTGCTGAGCAAGTAATAGTATCCGCCCTCGGCGGCTTGGCTAACGGCTCCGTCTACCCTGACGTAGCCCCGGCGCATACACCCACACCTTGGATAACGTACCAATCGGTAGGCGGTCCTGGGACAGCAAACCTAGACGGCACCGCCCAGGCGCTACGTAGCTCGCGCATGCAAGTAACCGTGTGGGCGGCTACGCGATTAGGCGCGGCCCTCCTCATGGAGGACTGCTACCAGGCGCTAGTAAACCCCACGGTTAAAGCGGTACCTCTTGGCGCACCCACAAGCCTCTATGAGGTGGACACCCTCCTCTACGGCTCCCGTCTAGATTTTTCGATCAAATATTAAGGACTACAAATGACTACTCAAACGTCTACGGCGCTCTCCGCACAGGGCACGGGCATTCAAATTGATACGGGCACTGCGGGTACCCCATTGCTGGTAGATATTACCAACGTGTCGGACATTTCCGGCTTTGACGGCAAGGCTACGCAAATTGACGTTACTAACCTTAAGTCCACGGCTAAGGAGCGGCGCGCAGGTCTGCAAGATTGGGGCTCGGTTACGCTCGCAACGGACATTAACCTTAAAGAAGCATCGCACGCGGCGCTACTGGCGGCTAAGCAAGCGGGCACGGCAAAGAGCTTTACGGTTACGTTGTCGGACACTTCCAAAATTGCCTTTACGGCATTTGTGTCCACGTTCCCGATTAGTGCAAAGGTTGACGCAGTGTACAAGGGGAATATCGTCTTGGACATTACCGGCGACATTACTGTTACGCCAGCGGCCTAACTACGGGGCGGGCTACGGCCCGCTTTTAAATCACTTCCCAATTTTAAGGCTAGATAATGGATAAAGCACAACTCCTCGCACTCGTGAAGTCTGACGTTAAAGAGGTGGAAATTAAGGCCCTCGGAGTGCTCCTCAAGTTCCGCAAATTTACGGGTAAGGTGCGCGACGAGTTCCACGCGGCGGTCAAGGCTGGTGACGGTTCGGCATCGCACTTTGAGGCGGCGATTACTGCGGCTACTGTGGTTGACGACGACCACAACGCAATGTTTACCCAAGAGGACGTAGCCGCACTGCAAGACGCGAATGCTGTGGCTCTCTCAGAGATTGCTAAAGCGGCTATGGACGTCAATAAGATTGGTGCTGCGGCTGAGGAAGAAGCAGCAAAAAACTAAGGGCCAGCCCGGAGCGCTTAATGTGGTTCCGGCTGGCTAAAGCGTTAGGTAAGTCGGTTAGACAGGCACAGGAGGAGATTGACTCGGCGGAGTTTGGCGAGTGGATAGCGTTCTACTCGATTGAGCCGTTCGGGGACCGCATAGAGGACTTGCGCGCGGGTATTATCGCTAGCGCGATTGCAAACTGTAATCGCTCCAAAGACACTCCACCGTACAAGCCCTTGGACTTTATCCCTTGGGCGCAAGAGCCTGTAGTTAAGTCCGGCCCGCCTCCCGCTGAGGCTATTGCGGCGCTATTCGGCGTCAATCTCACGGAGGCTAAAGCAAGTGGCAAAAAGCAATTCATTGTCCGTAGAGGGGCTTGACGGCCTAGCGGATACGTTTAAGCGTATGGCTGACCCCGCCAAGCAAGAGGACGCGCTTAGAAAAGCGGCGGCGGCGGGTGTTTCCGTATTCAAGCAAGAGATTACTTACCGGGTTCCCGTTCGGTACGGGTTCCTTAAGCAAAGTGTGTCTGTCGCGTTCCTAGATGATGAGTCGGTTAAGAGCAAAGTAGCTACATACGAGACAGTGTTTATCGGCACCGCCCCGGACATTCAAGGTATCAAATCGGACAAGTGGTTAAAGGGTATGCGCAACGTAGACGTAGCCCGGTGGCTAGAGTTTGGTACGTCCAAAATGCCCGCGTACCCGTCCGTGCGTCCTGCCTTTGACGCGAAGAAACAAGAGGCCGTGGACGCAGCGGCGGCAAAGTTTAGGGAGGTTGTCATAGATGGCGAGTAACAATGAGGTAAAGACAAAATTCACCGCTGACTCCTCCGGCTTTACTGCGGCGGTCGATAAGGCCAGCCAACGTATTAGCGCATACGCGGCTAGTACGGGTCGCGCTAAAGAGGTCCTGGAGAATTTCCAACAAGCCTTGGAGGAGTCCGGGGCCAGCACAAGTAAGCAAGTTCAGGAAATCGCTAAGGCGGTTGTACAAATGGACAAAATGGCTAGCACTGCGGGCAAGACCCGTGCGGAGCTAGCGAGCATGAAAGCGGAGAGCCTCGGTATCTCCTCCGCAATGAAGGGATACATTAGCGACATTGACGAGGCCACTAAGCACACCCACTCATTTAGTCTAGCGAGCGCGGGCGCGCAACGTGAGTTGCTGGTGTTGGGTCATGAGTTATCGCAAGGCAGAATTAAGAATTTTGCCAGTTCTCTTACGGTCCTCGCTAACCGCGCGGGTGCCATGAGTTTGATCTTTAACCCGCTGGCCCTCGGTATTGGTGCCGTGGCTGCTGTAGCCGCTCTGTCTGCTGAGGTAGTGCATAAGGACGCAGAGGAGCTTGAGGGCTACGCGGACACCGTACAAAAGCTCTCGCAGCAAACCGGCCAAAGCACAAAGAGCATTCAGGAGTGGTCTTACGCTACTCAGTCTGTTGGCCTAGACGCTAAGGACTCGGCTAAGGCTATCGTTGCCCTGGGTGAGGCTCAGAATAAGGCCGTAGAGGGCAATAAGAACGCGGCCAACGCATTTACGGCTCTCGGTATCTCCATGCAACAGGTCAAGAGTGAGTCACCTCACGACATGTTGCTAGACGTTGCGGACGCGTTCCAACAGTCTCAGGACAGCGCGGCTAAGGCTGCGGTAGCTCATGAGTTGTTCGGTGAGGCTGGCGAGAAGCTAATCCCGTTGCTCGATAAGGGACGTACTGGTATTGAGGAGTATGCGGCTCAGGCTACGCGGTTAGGTGGCGTGCTATCGGACGATACGATTAAGCAACTCGCCTCCATGAAGGAACACACGGAGGAAGCTCACGCGGAATGGGAGGCAATGACCCTACACGCAAAGGCTCAGCTTATCCCGGCTATCGAAGCTATCACGGGAGCCTTTAGCGATAACTCCGCTATGGGTCCGGTTATTGACGACTTCTATAAGGGCGTGCTTGAAACGTTCCGGGTTGTGGCTACCGCTGCGGGGTTAGTCGTTACTGGTATCCGCCAGGTTATCACCACGATTGCTACGCTAGGTGCGGAGGCTAAGGACTTTTGGGACGCTGACTTTAGCGCGATGGTTACGGACGCTAAGGGAGGCTACGATAAGCTCAAGGCGGAGGGAGACGGTTACCTAGCTTTTACTAAGAAGCTGTGGAGCGACGTAGGTAGCATCCCCACGCCTAAGATTGGTCCTACTGGCGATAAACAGATTCACTACGCCAAGGGCGAGAAAGCTCCTAAGAAGGGTAACGAGAACGAGCTTAACGGCCAAATCGCAGAGCTAAACACACAGCTTAAGAACATAGACGATAGCCGCAAGGAACACCTCGAAAGCCTCAAGGTGGACTTTGATAAGGGTCTGTTGGACTACCGCGATTACTACGTAAAGGTTATCGCAACCAACGAGGACTATTACAAGCAAGAGGAAGCAATCCAGGAGAAGCGGATTGAGCTTGCTAAACAGAAAAAGAATATTGCGGCGGCGCAAAGTGCGCAGCAAGAGCTAAACCGCTTGGAGCATGAGCGCGTTACGGCTGCACAGAAAGCCTCTGACGACCTCGGCAAGACGTTTGAGAAGCGTGCACTTGATACTAAGAAGTACGCGGAGCAAGCGGAGGCCGCTACACGTCTACAGGCGGACGGTTACGCTAAGACTGACGCAGAGCGCTTTATGTCTCCGCAGCAGAAGTCCGACTACTCCGGCGAGGTGAAACTCCGTGAGAACTACTACAAAGAGGTAGTTAAGCTCAAGGAGGAGTACGACTCTAAAAAGATTGACCAACAGCAATACGACGACAAGACGCAAATAGCCGCTCAGGCGTTCTCTGACCAAGAGGCCCTTTACACAAAGCATCTTGAGAACGAGCAAGCAATCCGTAACAGCTATCAGGACCAAATCAAGCTGAGTATTACGGGCATTGCTAGCGCGGGTAGGACTAACGCTCAGTACGTAGGAGACGCCTTTACCTCCGTGTGGGGCTCTATGTCTAGCGCGCTTGATGCGTTCGTTACTACGGGCAAGCTCAACTTTAGCCAGTTCGCCAGCAGTGTACTTGCCGATATGGCGAAAATCGCGCTACATGCTGCGGAAATGCAAATTTTCCAAAGCGTGGCTAGCGGGTGGTCCGGGTTCTCTACGGGCGGCTCCGTGGGCCACTATGCGGACGGCGGACACATTAGCGGTCCCGGCTCAGGTACTAGCGATAGTATCCCGGCCATGCTCTCTAATGGTGAGTTTGTGGTTAAGGCTGACGCAGCCAGCAAACACCGTAGTTTGCTAGAGGCTATCAACTCAGGTCATGCACAGCACTTCGCTACAGGCGGAGCCGTTGGTGACTCCGTTTCCTCGTCCTCGGATAGCTCGGGCAATGGTTCGGGTACGGGCGTAAACATCACCGTAAATCACGGCCAAGGCGGCGGGCTCACGGAGCAAGACGCTAAGGATATGCACGCACTAATCCAGGCGTTTGTAGATAAGCGTATGGACCAACGGATGCGGGGACAAGGCTCGTATAGCTATCAAATGAAGTACGGATTAATCTAGGAGCGTACATGCTTACACAGGAACGGCTCAAGGAGCTAGTGCACTACGATCCGGCTACCGGGCTGTTTACCTGGCGGGTGGCGCGGCCTAAGTGTCGCGTAGGTGGTCTGGTCGGTTCTACAGACAGCAAAGGTTACTTACGCGCACGAATCGACTACGTAGAGTACCGCCTACATAGATTAGCAGTACTTTACATGGTCGGGGAGTTTCCCGCTCTAGAGGTTGACCATAAAAACCTAGTGCGTGCGGACAATAGGTGGGAAAACCTCCGGCTAGCAACGGGTAGCCAGAATCAACATAACAAAGGCACGCAACGTAACAATACGTCCGGGTTCGTTGGTGTCTCGTTCTTTCGGCGCACGGGTACTTGGCGGGCGCGCTGCAAAGTTAAGGGCCGCGAGGTCTCCTTAGGCTACTACAAAACCGCTGAGCTAGCTGCGTCCGCTGTTAGCGCCGCTCGGGAGCGACTACACGGCGAGTTTGCACGGAGGACAAATTGACAACCCAAGTATTTACGTGGTCTCCGCTAGTCGATCCCACGGGACAGACTAAGTTTATTACCCGCGTAGCCCAATTTGCAGACGGGTATAGCCAGTCTGTACCGGACGGCCTCAACAACAAAAAGGCTACATGGCCCCTAACCTTTGCGGGTACGTCCGCAGAGATTACTCCTATCAAGGCATTCCTAGACGCGCGCAACGGGTCCACGTCTTTCTATTGGACGGCACCCCTTGGCGTGCAATCTTTATTCAGGTGTGCAGATTACTCGCTCAAGGCTTCAGGAGGCGATATGTACACACTCAGCGCAAACTTTGAGGAGGTGTTTAGTCCGTGACCGCATTACTGACGATTAACCAAGGTACGGCCCCGGCTGGATCGGACGGGGATACAGTCCGCTCCGCTTTCTCGAAAGTTAACGCCAACGTAGCTGTACTCCAAACCCAAGCCGCACTCACCTCCGCTACAGGCATTACCACGGCCCAAGAACTCACCACGGCGCATATAGGTAAGCGGGTTAATATCACGCTAGCGAGTGCGGGTGTCGTAAATCTCCCCGCCGCGTCTACCTGTACAGCGGATAGCGTTATCCTCCTCCGCAACATCGGGACTACCGTTGTAACGCTGGCTATTACCACGGGTTCCGCCGACACCGTAGCACTATCCAAGTTGAACCCAGGTGAGTCTGCATTGATGGACACGGACGGTATACACGCGTGGAATGTGCTTACGCGAGGTCGGTCAAACTCGGATAACGAGATTGTCAACGGTAACTGTACGGTCAATGGTAACGAGGTTGTCGGCGGCACATTGGGCGTAACCGGCAACGGCACCGTTGGCGGTACGCTCGGTGTAACGGGCTTATCTACCTTGACAGGCGGGGCGTCTTTTGGTGCAAGCGGGCAAGCTGCTATATCGTCGGCGGGCGCGTATTCCGGCGTAGGCGCGTCATACACGGGTAACGTTAGCGTAGGTGGAACACTCGGGGTTACGGGTCAAGCTACATTTACGCTCCGCCCTACATTCGCGTCTAAAACGCCGTGGGATACCGGGAACCTTGCTAACCCCGCAACGTTGGATACCGGCCAAACTTTCACAGCTACAAAGACTTTCACAGGGCAGATTAACATTAGCCGTCAAGCGCCTAACGGTACATGGTCAAACGCACCCCTGGTAATTGCCGGGTACCCCGGTGTTGGTTCTATTGGTTTAGGTAGTGGTACCTCCGCGGTCACCATGCGTTGTTCTGCTACCTCCGGTACGCTTGAGGTTGTCTCCTATGACTCGTCTGTATTCGCGCCTATCTCGGCGTCCGCGTTCAACGTCAACTCAGACCGCGCGATTAAGACTGACGTTACGCCACTAGCGGACGTAACCGAACAACTACGGGCATTGCGCGGCGTCTCGTATCGTATGAAGCAAGGCGGCGAGGCACAGTTAGGCGTCATCGCCCAAGAGGTACAGGCAGTGTTCCCGGAGGCGGTCGTAGAGACGGGCCTTATGATCGATGAAACCGGCCGCGTGGTGGTGGAAGGCGGAAGGCCCATGCTGGCGGTCAACTATAACGCCCTTGTCCCAGTACTCCTCCAGGCTCTGCGGGAAATGGATGCCCGCATTGCCGAACTGGAGGGCAAATGTCAATAACAGCGGACGTACAACAGCTAGAACCCGGCGCGCTTGTCGAGCTTTACGAATTGGACTCCTCAGTAATGGGCGGTGACGTGTTGCGGTTCCACGCTCACCTCCAGGCCGGGCCTATCGTTTGGCAAGGCGTGGAGTACACGGCGTGGCCTATCATGGCTCACGGATTCGAGCGGGTAGGCGGAGCGTCTCAGCCCTCGCCCACTCTCACCGTGGCTAACCTGGACGGCTCTATTTCCACTCTGTGTATTCTCCTCGGTGACCTCGTGGGCGCAAAGGTAAAGCGGCACCGCACGCTAGCCAAGTACCTAGACGGACAACCCACGGCGGACCCTACGGCGGAAATGCCGGTAGAGCTTTGGCTTATCGAGCAAAAGACGGCAGAGACTAACCTTAACGTTGAGTTTACCTTGTCGTCCGTGCTGGACTTCTCCGGGAGACAACTACCTAACCGCCAGGTAGTGGCTACGCTATGCCCGCAAGAGTGGGCGTACCGTGGCCCTATCTGCGGCTATACGGGGACCGCGTACTTTGACGCTAACAACAATCCGGTTAGTGACCCCTCGCAAGACGTATGCGGGCGTAGGCTATCTAGCTGTAAGTGTCGATTCGGGGCGGATAATCCTTTACCGTTCGGTGGGTTCCCCGCTGCGGGAACGGCGGGCACGCTTTGACTAGCGCCTCACTTAAGGAGTCTATCGCCCGCCATGCTTTGGACTCCTACCCTAATGAGTGTTGCGGCTTGGTGGTCAACGGTGAGTATTTTCCTTGCCGTAACACCTCCGCAGCACCTACGGATGGTTTCGAGATTGACCCGGACGACTACATAGCGGCGGAGACGTTCGGGACCATTACCGCCCTTGTCCACTCACACCCAGGCGCTAGCGCTAAACCATCGCAGCATGACCTAACCGTATGCGAGGAGGCCGGTATCCCTTTGTGGGTAATCGTCTCTTTGGGCGCACAGGCGGACGGTTCTATAGCGATTGAGGATTGGTACGAATTCAGCCCTACCGGGTACTCTGCCCCTCTCGTTGGTTGCGAGTTTTCACACGGTACTAACGATTGCTACGGCCTTATCCGCCGCTGGTACTGGCAAACCCACGCAATAGACCTACCGGACTTTCCCCGTTCCTCGGAATGGTGGGATGACGGACATAGCGATTTGTACACAGAGGGCTTTCCTAAAGCGGGATTTGTACCTCTCACGGAGAACGATATACCGCTAGAGGTGGGAGACGTTCTCCTTATGCGTATCCGCTCGCGTAACAACGTACCTAATCATGCGGCGGTTTATGTGGGTGACGGAAAAATACTCCACCACTGCTACGGCCAGCTATCCCGACATGATTTATTCGCTCGGTATGCGGACTACGTAACGCACACGCTTAGACATAAGGAGGCGCATACATGGAACAAGTCCGCACAGTAAAGCTGTACGGCAAGCTAGGGGCAAAGTACGGGCGTACTCATAGGTACGTCCTCTCGTCTCCACGGGACGCCTTGCGCGCGCTTATTGCTATGGTTCCCGGTTTCGAGCGAGAGCTTATGACTAGCCGTGAGCGGGGCATTGAGTATGCGGTGTTGGTCGGTAACCGCAACATCGGAGAGAACCAACTTACACACCCTAGCGGCTCGGACGATATTCGCATTGCGCCGATTGTGTCGGGTAGCAAAAAGGCGGGACTCTTTCAAACAATCGCGGGTATCGCTCTTGTGGTGGTCGGTGCGGTGTCTACCTACTTCGGGAACCCGTACGGAACCCAAATGATGCTTATGGGTGCAAGCATGGCACTAGGCGGCATCGCACAAATGCTAGCCCCGCACTCCTCACCTAACTCCGCAACACAAACAACGTCCTATGACTTTAACGGGGCGCAAAACACAACGTATCAAGGCGGGCCGGTCCCGCTCCTGTACGGACGTATGCGCGTCGGTTCTACGGTCATTAGCGAGGGCCTACTCGCGCAAGACGGAACGGTACAGCTAGTAGGCGGCAACTACGTAATTACCTCGTAAGGAGAATCTATGCAGGCACTTAAGGGCGCTAAAGGCGGAGGTAGTTCCACGCCAACCCAGGCTAATGACAGCCTCCAAAGCATTACCTACGCTCAGGTCATGGACCTTATCAGTATGGGTCCAATCTACGGCCCGCCCTCCGGTGACCCGCAACAAGATACCTACCTGAATGACGTTCCTATTAAGAACGCGAATGGTACGTATAATTACAACGTGGACGCGTTTGCGTTCCGGTTCGGGGACGTAGACCAAACGTATATATCCGGGTTCGATACCTCCGCTAATGAGACTAGCGTAGGCGTGGAGCTTAAGAAGGTAACGCCGTGGAATGTGGTAGTTACCGACATTACTAAAAACGCAATCGTAGTTACGCTCGGCGTCCAGTCTCTTAGCAGTACGAACGCGAGCACAGGAGACGTTAGCGGGTATGAGGTGGCGTACCAAGTGCAACTTTCCGTGGACGGTGGACCGTTCAATATCGTTATTGCTACGTCCTTTAACGGTAAGTGTTCCGGCTCGTATAACCGCTCACACCGTGTCCCTTTATCGGGCGCAACGTCGCAGTACGCGCTACGTGTGGTGCGCCTGACTGACGACACAACTAGCGTTTACATTCAGGACACCACGAACGTAGTTAGTTACTCGTTGGTGGTGGATGCAAAGCTCCGTTATCCATATAGCGCTATCGCAGCCTTGTCGGTGGACGCAGTACAGTTTTCGTCCATCCCCACGCGCTCCTACGATATGAAGGGGCTGTTAGTTAAAGTACCGTCAAACTATAACCCTAACCTCCGTACCTACGTAGGCAATTGGGACGGCTCGTTTGTAACTGCGTGGACGGATAACCCCGCGTGGATTTTCTATGACCTCTGCTTAAACCCTATCTACGGGCTAGGCCAGTTCGTAGATGCATCCATGCTAGACCGCTATTCTTTGTACCAAATCGCTCAGTACTGCGATGTAATGGTTAGTGACGGCAAAGGAGGCATTGAGCCGCGCTTTACCTGTAACTGTTATATTCAAGCTCGCGTAGACGCGTACAAGGTTCTCCAAGACCTCGCTAGTATCTTTCGCGGTATGGCGTATTGGTCGGCGGGCTCAGTTGTCGCTACGGCGGACATGCCGGGAGACCCGGTGTATCTGTACACGGCTGCTAACGTTATCGGCGGACAGTTCAAGTACGTTGGTAGCTCGCTAAAGACGCGGTACACATGCGCGGTAGTGCAATGGAACAACCCGGATAACGCCTATAAGCCGGAGCCGGAATACGTTGAGGATAGAGACGGTATCGCACGCTACGGTATCAACCGCGCACAGATTACCGCATTCGGTTGCACGTCGCGCGCACAGGCTCAGCGTGTAGGCCAATGGTCTATTCTGACTTCGCGCTACGAAACCAACATGGTTACCTTTAGCGTGGGCCTAGACGGTACGTTATGCCAACCGGGCCAAATCATCGCTATTGCTGACCCTGCACGCGCTTCACAACGGAGAGGCGGGCGCATTCATTCGGCCTCGGACACCTCGCATGTCACGCTAGACAAGATCGACCCGAACATGGCCGTAGGCGATACGTTGCGCGTAGTGTTGCCGCAAGGTGGTACCTATGAGTCCTCTATCAGCGGTATCAATGGCAACACGGTAACGGTTAATCCTCCGCTCTCCAACGTCCCCGTTGTGGGTGCTGTGTGGGTTAGCGAGAGCGCGCAAGTAAACGCTCAATTGTTCCGCGTGGTCTCTATCGCGGAGAAAGAGGGCATTACGTTTGAGATTACCGCCTCGCAGCATGAGCCAGGTAAATACGGGGCGATTGATAACGGCGCGGCTGTTGATGTTAAGCCAATTACCGGAAACTCATTTACCACTCAGGTACCTCCTAGCGGCGTAACGCTATCGCAATACGTTGTGATTGACCAAGGCATAGCCAAGACCAACATGACGGTTGCATGGCAACCCGCGCCTAGCGCAGTAGCGTACACAGTCCAGTTTCAAAAGGATAACGGTACGTGGGTAGACGCAGGCACAACCGGAGGCACCTCCGTAGACGTACATAACATCTACACGGGTAGCTACTTGGCTCGCGTCAAAGCCACTAACGCTATGGGTGTGTCGTCGGTGTACGCGGTATCTACCACGACAAACCTAACGGGTAAGAACACGCCTCCGCCTACGGTTGCCTCGCTGTCCGCTAGCTCGGACAAGATATTTGCAATTCAGGTTAATTGGGCGTTCCCTCCCGGTGCTGGAGACACGGCGTACACGGAGATTTACTACAGCCACACCAACGACTTTAATACGTCAACCCAACTCGGACGGTTTAGCTATCCAACCACGGTAACAAACCTGTTGGGCTTGGTGGCTGGATACGATATGTACTTTTGGGCGCGGTTGGTAGACACAACCGGAAACATCGGCCCTTGGTATCCAAGCGATACGGGCGCGGGTGTGCACGGCATGGCCTCGGCGGACGCTACGGCAATCCTCCAGTACCTTACCGGGCAAATCACCGCTACGCAGTTATCACAGAGTTTGCTAGCCCCTATTCAGGCTATTCCGGGATTGCAGCAAGACGTAACTAAAAACGCTGCGGATATCACCACGGAGCAACAGGCGCGACTTAGCGGGGACTCGGCCCTATCGAGCCGTATAGACCAAATCACGGCACAGGTTGTTATCCCGGAAATGGCTGGTGACACAGGGAGCTATGCGGGCGATACCACGGTATATGCGGGTGTGTGGTCGGAAAGCTCGGCACGGGCTGAGGCGGACCTAGCGTTATCGCAAAAGGTAGACACGGTAACCGCACAGATTAGCAACGCGGCTACTACGTTGCTGGCGGCTGTCCAAACAGAGACGCAGGCACGGACGGACGCGGATAGCGCTATGGCGTCCCAAATCACTACGGTACAAGCGCAAGCAAACGCTAACGCGGCGGCTGTGCAAACTGTGGCGCAATCCTACGCGGACCTTAACGGACGAGTATCGGCCTCTTACCAAATCAAGACGCAGATTACAACCAACGGACGCACCTACATTGCGGGTATCGGTGTGGGCGTGGATAACACTAGCGGTACGGTGGAGTCTCAAGTACTTGTGGCCGCTAGTCGGTTCGCGGTGCTTGACCCTAACGGCTCGGCTGTGTCGTCCCCGTTCGTTATTCAGGGCGGTCAAGTGTTCATGAATTCGGCCTTTATCGGTACGGGCTGGATTACCAACGCAATGATTGGTGGTGTCATTCAGTCCACGTCCGTAGGCGCTAATGGTCAACCCCGCTGGAGTCTCGATAAGAACGGAGTACTAACAATGAACGGAGCTAACGCGGGGAGCGGGTACCTTACCATTAACGATAGTACGGTTATGGTCTATGACGGTAACGGTACGTTGCGCGTGCGTATGGGTATCTGGTAATGGCGCAAGGGCTACAAATATGGAACGCGTCCGGGACTTTGCTCCTGGACTCGTCCGACAGATTAGGGCGTATCGTTGGTTCCGCTCGCGTAGCTGGTACAAATGATAGCCGCGCGGTGGACCTAAGCCAAGGTACGGCATTTTATAGCTTCCAACCTGATTTTCTGTTTAAGCACGTAAGCCAAATCACACCGCCTCCGATGTTCACCATTAACGCGGGCGGTATATCGTGGGTGTACGACACGGACGGCGGTACTACTAACAGATACCCTGTAACGGGGTGGGTCTTTTACGGGGTCTTTTAGTGACAGCAGGCTTTCAGGCATTCAACGCAAGTGGCATCTATCAGATTGACGGGACCACGGCTAACTACCAACTAACGCAATCGCTCACGCAGGCACTAGCACAAACTAGCGTACCTACAACGTTTAATAACGTGGGTACTCAGTTCAGTGCTACCTATTGGTACACCAAGTTTACCTTTACGGCTAATAGCCCTCTGTTTGCTTTCATCGGGTCTGGTAATGTCATGGTAACCCCGTGGCGATTTACACAGATAGGCTCAGGTACTTACACGGCTGAGTTTATCGGGTCCTCCGCGTGCAGCGTCACTTTATACGTTTTCGATAACGTAGCGCCTACTAATAACAGATTTGGCCTACAGGTGTTCAACGCGGCGGGCACTCTGATAGCGGACGCTGCAAGCCCATTCGCGCGGATTATTGACGTTGTAGAAGGTCAGTACATGGGCGCGGTAGGTACCTCCGGGTTTGACGCTACGGGCTCAACTTATCCCGGTGTGCAGACACAGCAACGAGCCTACGGGCGAAACGTCGCTATCGCGGGATGCTTCCCCGCACACTACATGCTGACCTCCGGCGGCGGTAGCGGTGACCCTACCTCTATGACGGGCATATCCGTAAGCGGCGGTGTGGTTACCTGGGAGTTTCATGTGTTCGCGGGGTCGTCCGGTGACCACTACGTAGGGTTCCACGAGTCCTCTTATTATCGTTTCATGGTCCTAGACATGACAGGGATTATCTAATGCCTATCCAACTCGATTACGTAACGCCCGCCACGGGCGCACAAGCGAGCTACCACGCGGTTAATGTGGTGACTCTTAACTATGATGGTGCGTTCACTATGGCTACCGTTGCCTCCTACGTCTCAAAGGACGCTAAGGACACGGGCAAGCAAGCCATGTATCAACAGCAAGTCCAAATTAACGGTCTACCTACGGGTGACCCGCGCGCTTTCTGTGAGTCCGCTCTCGTTGAGCTTAAGCCCACGGACGGCTCAGCGGACCCTTTCCCAATTCGGTACACGTTCGCAGGCGGCGCTATCGTAGATTAATTCGGCCTTAACCATAAGGCGTACTAAGGAGTATTTAAAATGATGCGTGAAGCGGCGGACAATGTAGCCTCCGGGGTGCACGCAGCGAGTGCGGTGGGTGCGGCGGTTTATAGCCTCACCTCTCTACCGCTTAGTGAGATTGCGGCGGCTATCTCTATTTTGCTGTCGATGGTCTATATGTGGGGCGCGTTGCCCCGGTGGTGGAAAACAACGGTAGCGTTTTGGCGGGGCGTGCGTACTGGAGACTTCTCCGCGTGGCGCAAGCTCGGAGACCAACCAATGCAAGACAAGGAGGATTGAGCCGTGTTCGCTACGCTCGAAGCTAAGTTGATTATGGCGGGTGTGTCCGTGGTGTTGGCCCTTGGGCTAGCCCTCGGAGCATACGCGGCGTATCAACATATCCAAGCTCAGAACGCCCGTATCGAATTATTGGACGGGCAAGTAAAGACGGAGCAAGCGAACACGGCGGCGGCCCTCACAGCGGCTAGCGCGGTATCGGCTGCACTGGACGCACGGGCTACGGCCCAAAACGCGGCACAGGTGCGCTCCGTTACTTCAACTAGGGCGTTGGCACAGGCCGTAGCAGCGGAGCCCGCTGTAGCGTCTATGGTGGTCCCTGAGTCGTACTGGCAAGCTATTTATGGAGGTGCGGACAATGGCGCACAAAAATAAACGGTCCCTCCACTCTCATGCGGGATGGTTGGCTGTGGTGTTCGCGGGGCTGTCTATGCTCGCGGGCGGGTGTGCCAGTCAGGTGCAAACCATCGTGCGCCCGGTGACTCCTCCCGATTCCCTCATGCAGAATTGCGCGCACGCTGCGCGTCCCTCGGATAACACGGTAAACGGTTTGGCCTTGGGTCTCATTGCGGAGCGCTCGGTTACGGAGTCGTGTGATTGGGCGGATAAGGCAGCACTCCGCGCGTGGGCGGACGGCGTAAAGGCCGCTACGTCCTCTAAGTGAGGCGGACCTACACGGTAGCGCCTTACGGTTCCCGCGTGGTATTCACGGATGACGTAAAGGCGTTTAACGCGTTGGCGAGTACGGAGGGATTGAGGAAAGCTGACGCGACTTGCGGAGCTATGGCTCCAGGCCGCTCGGTGGATTACGTGGTAGGTATCTTTGATCGCCATTGGCTAACGGCGGTGCATGAGTGTACGCACCTCGCGGCTAACGTCCTCCCGGCTGTGGGGATTGACCCGCTCTCGAATAATTCGGAGCCGCTGGCCTACCTGGTGGATAATCTAACGGCGGTCTGCTGCAGGCTCCTGGGTATCCGCTGAGTGCTACACAGACATGCACCGCACGTTGCACCTCGCGTACGCTAAGTCATTGATTTATAACGGGGTCGTCATAATCCGTTGTTGTACACTTCCCACACTAGAAGCCCCGTGCTATGCTGGTTCCCGGCCCCGTCAGGGTTTCCGGGCGATTTGTGCCCGGTGTGTATGCTACACAGGGAGTCACGGTGAGCGAGCATCTTACACGGCGCGGCGGGCGGTACTATTACCGGCGTAGAGTCCCGTCCGACCTCGTAGAGAAGTACGGTAGGAAAGAGCATACCCAGGCTTTGGGGACTGCGGATAAAAAGGAAGCGACCGAAGCCGCACGTAGGGCGGCGGTACGACTTGACGAGATTTTTAGGCGGCTCCGGGCGGAGATAAATACGAGCCTTCCGGCCTCGCTGGACACACCCTTACCCACGGTGTACCGCCCGGTGTCGCGTATCCCGCTAGACGAGGTGCTAGACCATGAGGAGCGCGTAGAAGCACAGAGGGAGGAGGACGCGCGGGAGGCGCGCATAGAGGAAATTAAGGACGCTATACGTGCGCTGTACGGAGACACGCCCGTACCCCTCTCCGCCTCGATAGCGCGCCCCGAAATTGATATGGGGCCGGTGGTGCCCGATACACCTCCGCAGCCCGTTAGCGCGCCTGTGGTCGAGTCCAAATCAGGGTTCCCGGAGGCTATCAAAGAGTGGCAACGCAAGCGCACTCCCGGCCCCGGTGCGGTAGACGGAATGAATCTAACCGTATCCCGGTTCTTTGAGGTGTGCGGGCGCGTCTCCCTCCAGGCTGTCACGCGAGACCACGTTAAGAAGTATCAGGACCATTACCTAGCGGCGGGTATGAATCCCGGCACTGTGCGCTATTACAGTTCGCTCCTTAAGGCCCTGCTATCGGTGGCGTTCGATTCTGGAATGATCAAGAGCAACCCGGCTATCGGGGTCAAGCTGGACCGACCTAAGAAAGCTCCCAAGGCGTCGCGCGTTGCGTTCGCTCTTGAGGACATACGGGTAATACTGGAGAGGTTGCCTACAGAGGGTAACTACCACTGGATACCGCTAGTGGGCCTCTATACGGGCATGCGGCTTGAGGAGATATGCCAGCTTGCGCCGGAGGATATCAAAGAGGAGACATACCGGGATGCACACGGTAAGACGAGGAAGGTGTCCGTTATATACGCCACGGACGAGGGCGATAACCAAGGGCTAAAGAATGCGGGATCACGCCGCAAGGTTCCCGTACACGCGGAGCTAGTCAAAGCCGGGTTTGTCGATTACGTCAAAGCGCAATCCGGCCCGCGTATTTTCCCTGGTCTTAAGGCTAACAAAGCCGGAAGGGAGGGCGCTAACGCTAGTATATGGTTCGGCAAATTCCTACGCGAGAAATGCGAGATTACCGACCCGCGTAAGGTGTTCCACTCGTTCCGCCATTTGTTTAAGGACGTACTCCGCGAGCATGGCGTACAGGAGCAAGTTAGCGACGCCCTCACGGGTCACACCAACGGTAGCGTTGGGCGGACCTACGGCGGAGACTACTACCCGCTTCGTCCATTGGTGGAGGCCGTAGGCCAGTTTGAGCTACACCTTTAGCGCCTCGGGGCGTTGTAGATAGTTCCCTCTACAGCGTCCCCAACTTCCCTAGCTGCGCACCCTCCCTCGTCCATACACGCGTAGAGCTTAGCCTTAGACGCTACGTATAGCTGGCTGCGGGCGCTAGGTGCATCGTACTTGTGCGCGGCCAAACAGTCCTTTAGGTCCTGGGACGAGGCGCGCGGGTTGACTACCAAGCCGTGACACTCCTCGATACCCGCATGTGCGGAGACGGAGACCACTAGCAGGCCAACAAAAGACAAATAGCGGAGCATACCCGGACCCTCCTTAAAGGCCCTGAGTATAACTCCGCGTGGTCTATCTAAGTATTAGAAGGGACACACTCACGGTTATTACCGCCGTGAGGCACAGGATTAGCGCAACCACGGACCAACGCATCACGTCTGTCTTAAAAGGGACATGTTGCGCGCTATGTACTCCTGAACAGCCATTTTAACAATTACGCTAGAGGTGCAATCCTTAGCTACCGCGAGTAAACGCACCTGCTTTATCAGTTCGGGCGTTGCCTTTGTGCTAAGCACGCGCACCTTACCGGCATCCGCGTAAGGCTCCTTAGGTATTACTCCGTTTCGCCCCATACCTACCTCCGTGGTGTTGATGCCATGACTCTACGCGGGTACCATTTTGGTGTCAACCGTTTTGGTAAAATAAATTTAGGAGGTTGGCCCTATGGCCCTCAACAAGAGAATCATTACCTCTATCGTTGGTGCTGCACTCGTTAGTACTGCTATGTTCACCGCCAGCTTTGAGGGCGTATCGAACAGGGTGTACACGGACCCAGTAGGCCACAAGGCCGTATGCGTGGGCCACGATAGCTACGCCCCGGACGGTTCCCCGCTCAAAGCCGGGACGGTCTATACGGACGACATTTGTTCTTACCTGCTAGGCCAGGATACCAAGGCGGCGGACCAAGCGGTTACCCGGCTGGTTACGGTTCCCCTCTCGGCCGGTGAGCGTATGGCCTATACGGACTTTGTGTTTAACTTGGGAGAGAATGCGTTTGCAACCTCTACAGCCCTCGTCAAGATTAACAAGGGGGATCGTACAGGAGCTTGCAAAGAGTTGCTACGGTGGGATAAAGGTAAGGTACGCGGGAAGCTAGTAACGCTCCCCGGTCTTAAGACGCGACGCCAGGCAGAATACGCGGCGTGCATGAAGAAGTGAAACGGCCCTCGAAAGAGGGCCTTTAAATGACTTACTGGCTAGCGGCTACGGGAGCGCTCGCGGGCTGCGCGGTTGCGGCTTTGTACCGTGATGCAATATCAGCGGCTACAGCTTGCGTCCGCATATTTAGCATATAGGTATCAGGCGTGCGGCAATCCGCGCTCATATGCTCGGACGTAGAGAGCGTGTTAGACAGCCCGCCAACCGTGTACATAAGAGCGGAGTTACCGGCTTGCACAATCGCGGACTCCAGCCCGTACACAATGTCACTCGTTGGGATATTCGCGCACGGCTCGATAGGAGCAACCACAAACACTTGCTTACCGGATACGTGCGCCCGGTTGACAAACACGGCTAGGTCATTAGCGAACTGACTAACGGCGGCTTGCTGGTTCGGGTCCGTCCACGGCGTAACCATGTCGTTAAGCTGGAAATTGACAATGAGCCATTCGCTAGGGTCTTTGCCGAATTGGTCAGGAGTCGGCGGGAGGCCGTTATTCTCGCCCATGACGATACCGTGTAGCGTGGTCCCGTCCATTACTTGCGCGGTAACGTTGGCCGTAACGCCTTGAGCCGCTAGGGCGTCCTGCAAGCTCTGTACCGTGGTTGCGGAGCCCGTGGTATCGCTCGCAGCCCGGATAACCGCAGCGTGAGCCGTGGCTTGCGTTCCCTGCAACGGGAGGCCGTAGAACGAGAGCGTAAGCGCGGGCTTAGCCGTAAGGGCGGCGGACGAGTCCCCGGAACCTCCACCACATGCGGCAAGCGTGAGAGCGGCTAGAGCGGTAACAATTGCTGTCTTAATCATTTTGGTCCTATTGGGTATCTGTTGTAGCCCTCGGAGGGCCTTACGTAAGTTTACACGGTCTCTCAGCGTTTACAAGGAATTAGAACCATGCAAACAACGAGTCCCGTACATTATTCAAATTGAGTGAGCCGTACTTAGGTAGCTCGGGGAGCTTCTCCTTAGCCGCAGCAGGCAAATCCGCCGTTACCTCAGCCGTCCAGTTAGCCAGAAGGTCCGTAGACATAAGCTCTACAAACTCCTCTCGCGTACTGTTGAACACCTCCCCGCACTGTGCGAACGGTGCGCCGAATGAGTCATGGATCATCCAGAAATTACGGACGCCCTGACGGTACAGCGCATTAACCGTGCGTACCATATGGGCCGCGTCTACACCGTGGACGAAGTTAGGCGATACTCCCGCGCGTTGGCCTCGCTTGCTTAGGGTGTCTTGTGTAATCTTAAAAGCACGGTCTCTTGACACGCCAAACGATTTTGTACGTATCTGTACGGTGCGCTCGTTAAACCGCTCTTGCGTTACCACAAGACCCGCTGGCGTAGTCCATCGGAGGGGCTTACCTTCCTCGGTCAGCACGTCCGCCACAGATTGCAAGTACGCCATAGCGCCCAACATACCCGGCGCAACCTCGGTAAAGCACGCGTTGATCTGATTCGCCAACCATAAGCACTCCCCCTCAGGTGCGCCCGTCTTAGCCTGTACTTGCTCGCCAAACGTAAATGCACCCGCGCTATAAACCTTGGTCATGCTCGGGGCCTTGAGTAAGTCCCGGTCAATCGCCTTGGTGGACCAAAACCGGAGGTGCTCCATAAGCTCCACACCCGCCCCGGCTACAGAGGTACACAGCCTCCGCGTAAGTGCCTCCGCCATGCGTCCATAGTAATCGTCCCCGCGCTCGGTTGGCGTGAGGTTCACCATAGCGCCCGCGCTCTCGTCCCGCGTCATGCCGGATAGCATTTGCACGCCCGAACAAGACCCGTCAAGTGCGCCCGCCAGGCGGCTGCGGAACCCCGGCCCCTCATACGTGAAGCCGTTCCACTCAATACAGGCGGCTAGAAACTGGTACGGCTTGTCCGCTCCGCGCCACTCTTGATTAACGTATGGGTCCGTGGCAACGCCGCGAATCATTACATCATTATCCCGCGTCCACTCCTCGCGCTCCTCCGGTGTACGGTTGACCTTGCGCCCGTCTACCATGACCTTATCGGCCCCGTACAGGTTGCACAGATTGATAGCGAGCCAACGCGCACCCTCACGGCCCAACGCAACGCCCTCAGCAAACTCCAGCAACCCTTTACACAGGTCGGAACCTTGCGGGCTAACGATCGTAGTAGCAGGGTACATGCGGCCCCGCCAGTCGAGATTCCACGGGAAGTAAAACGCCTCCGCGTCCCCAAGCTCCTCAAACGCGTCCAACGTAAGGGCTGAGCGGATCATATTGCTACGGGTCTCCGCTGGTGCATCGTGGCGCACCTCTACAGTACCGTACCCTTCAATGTGTGAGGACAAAGACTCACGCTCGAAATACTCCGCCACCTCCTTAACGCGTGCATTGACGCGCCACGCGGTACCCTGTAGGGCGTTCAAGGCGGACACGATATCTTGCCCCTCGATAGCCTTGCGAACGCCTCTAACGGCCTGTACGTGGCTGTACAGATACCCGCCGTGCGCCATGCCTGTAGACCAAGGCACGGGAGGGACTAGCATAGGCTTGCCCTCGATAAACTCCGTGAGGCTCCCGTCCGTCAATACCTCCTGGAGAAACTTAGGAGTAGCCATGAGGTTATTAACCTCTTGCTTGACTGAGCCAAAGGAGCGCGCCCCGGTTACCTCCTCAATCCAGCCCGTAGAGTGACAAAAGTAATCAATAAGGACTAACGCGGTTTGCTCATACCCAAGCGTCTTATGCGGGTCAACGCCGCCGCACTTATCTTTAAGACGCGCCCCGATACGTTTAGCGGTGCTCTGCACGCTTGCGCCGTCTAAGGTCATCATACGGCCCCACGTTACAGACAACCCGCACCACGTAGCCTCTACTAGCTGCTGTACGCTGAGGGCGCTAACCGGGTTCTTACTCTTGCCGTCCAATTGCACGCGTGATGGTTGGCTATTCTCCGCAGACAACGCGCGCTTAAGATCAATCCTGACTCGTGGGCCTCCGGTACCTAGTGCGTTACTGAAGTCGCTAAGCGCGCGCTCTACAGCGTCCCGCCTAAGGTGCGCCTCCGTAATCTTAAATTCGCTAACCGCCTCTCGTGAGAGTTGCTTAAGTACTAACTCGCTAAACCCCTCCGATACCAAGCGGTCCACATGCGCGCGGGCATATGGGCGCTCTGTAGGAATATGGGAGGCTTGTAAGTCTCGCTTTGCTCGGCGTGCCGCTTGGTATTCGGAGAGTGTAGCCATAATGCCTTTATCAGTGAGTTAGCCCCATTGCTCCGCCATAGCCTCAGCAATTCCGGCGTATGTGCGGGAGCGTTCTTTCCATCGGTCAGGTCCGGGCGGCATCTTGTGTACGCGCGCCTCGCGCCCCTCTACGATGTTGGTAGGCTGGAGCTTTGGGAGGTTCTTAAGCCACAGGCACGTAGCCTTAGTTTCTCCATGCCCGAATTGCCAAGGCTGGATAACCTGGTCAGGTTTGCGGATACGCCCACTAATCACGCTTACGGGGTTCTCAAGCGCGATACGTTCAATAGGCGCACTCATAAGGAGGCGGACAAACTCAAGGGCCTCCTCTTGGTCGGTGCGGCGCGTTGGGTAACTTGGGTGCGCCCGCCGCTCATTGGTCGGTAGGTGTCTGTCCTCAGGGTGATACAGCCATCGCACGCCCGCTACAGTCAGGTACGTACAAGGCGGGTGGCATATCATCAAATCCCAACCATCGTAAAGAACGTCTCGTACGTCCCCTTGGTAGTGGTTCCCCGGTGTGTCCGTGGGTAGAAGATCACAGGACATTGCGTAGTTTCCTCGCGCTGCGAATGCACCCCGCACACGCCCGCTATATTCGCAGGCCGCCAGGATACGCATTAGGTAAAGGCGTAGTAATCGGCGGTAAGCTCACGCTCCAGCCGGTTAGAGTCCGATACGCCTAGCTCTAGGTAAGCGTCCCGCATGTGGTCTCCAGCCCGTACTACGTTCCCCGTCTCCAGTGCGATAGCGATAAGGTTATAAAACGCGTTGTACTTGGCTTGATTGATTACCCGATTCAAAGTCTTATGCACTTACGTTGTACTCCTTACGGATAAGCTCACTCAAAAACAGGGCGTTAGTAACTACGTGGTCAATGTGCAATTCACCACTCTCCACGTCGCGGGAATCTAGCCCGTGCTTACCCATTTCGTTCCAATGTCGCTCGAATGCGGAGCTATAACGGTCTATTCCCTCGTCTACCTCCCGCCAGCTATGCGCGGCGTATTTACGTGCGCCAAAGGTAAGCACGCGGGCTACGCCCTCAAGCGCTCGCGCACAACCAAACCGGAGCAACGAGAAACGGGGCTTTCCGCCGTCAAACTTGAGACCACCTACCGGGGCTTTGTCCACGCCAAACGGACACGTAGCCAAGTGGGTCATTCCTGGGTCCGCCTCACAGTTACACCTATCCATACTTTCTCCTGTGCTTTTTGAGCTTCTTTGCTACGCGTTTGTCAAATCGCTTGGTCTCAATAACCCCGCGCTCTATCAGTAAGAGGACAAAGGCGGTTGTGTCCGCCGCCTCGTCCGTAAGTTGCTTTGCGCCCCAATCCTCACGGGCTAGTTTCATGGCGGCTTGTATAAACTCGCTCGCCTCCTCTGCTGCGTGTCGGAGTAGGGCTGTCATATGCCAGTATTAAGAGATAAGGAGGTTCTTACGGTGCTGCTTAGAGGAAGTCATAACGCGGCCTCGGGACCAATGCCCGCATTTGCAGTGATACCGGGTGTACTTGCCAACCTGAGTACTACGGGTACCCTTGCGGATAACGTCCGATGAACCGCACGCGGGACACTTATGAGCGTCCTCTGTGTCGTCCTCGTCATAGTTGGCTACGTTCGGGTGACCTTGCATCCACGGACGGAGGATTAGGTACAACTCCTCCAGTGAGAGAACGTCCGCGATATTGTAGGTTTTCATTTCGGCCCAAGCCTCCTGATTACCTGCAAGACATTCGCGCCACAACGTAAAGCCCGCAAATTTGCCGTGGTTCAACTTCTTATGTGTGGTGCACAGCTTGTCCGTAAGAAACTCAAGTTTCGCGCTAGTCATAGCGAAGTGTCGGCGCGCTTCTAGGAGTGTGTCCACAACCTTAAACGGAGACGGCGGCGGCATGCCAAGCAATAGGAAGCGGGCTTGGATTTTTCGAACGTCAAACTTCTTAGCATTATGACCAACGACAATATCCGCTTTGTCTAGCAGCTTCCACAACTTACGGATAATCCGCGTGTCGTCCTCTTTGTCACGCTGGCGGCTATTGTCCTCGTAGGTAATAGCGTCCTCACCTAACCACTTGGCGCAAAAAGACAGTACGCACCACTCCCGGTTAATCTGATTAAGTCCTACGTTTTGGTCCCATAGGCTCCATACGTAAGCCAGGATAGGCGCGCTTTCAATATCGAGTAACAGGATTTTAGGTCGATTCATGTTTGGCGGTAGCTTCCTTTGTGATTTGCTCGCGGGCTTCAATCTCGAATTGAGTGGCGGCGTTGGTGTAAGTGTCTTTTGTCACGGTGCGTACGGCTCGAAACTCCGTACCGTCCACACTGGCTACAACCTCGTAGACCATGAGGCCGTATTGCTCGGTCCAACCCTTCCGTACTGTCTTAATTACTGTCACGCGCTCTCTACCTTCTTAGCGGCCCGCTTAGCCTTAGCCGCTGCGTTACGCTTAATCCGTGCGGCCTCTTTCTTTTCCTCAGGCGTCTTATGCGTGTGGTGTAGAAGGAACGTAGGGTTATTGTTGAAATGCTCGATATACGCAGCGCACCGCCGCAACACCTCCGGGATAGGAAGCCCGGTACCCATCGCTTTAGCCGCGTTCTCAATCTTGCCTAGGCGGCTGTTAGTCCACGTTGCGAGGATTGCCCGGTGAAACCCTGTGGTATGACAATGGTCCGCAGCGGCTTTATCCGGTGGAATAATCCAACCTGAGATAGGGTCCCGTCCATTTTGCTCGGCTAGTTTTGCGGCCCGGTATTCCGGGAGTTTGCTAGCTGGTAATTTGCTTAAGCTCATTAAGCTCCTTAGTTACGCGCGCCTCCAACCGGAGCAACGCATCGTTGATCGTGTGGTGTTTATCCGGGAACGCCTCCGCAACGTTTCTAATGGTCGCTTGCGCGTCCGTACGGAGCCATAGCAAGGCCGCTTGCTCTACTAGGTAGTCAGACCACGGTGCGCCGTAATGCTCCGCGTACGCGGCCATTACGCGGTCTTGGGCTTGCTCCGCGTCCGTGGCTGGTGCGAGGTACTTAACCGCCCGCGCCTCTCCGCATTGCTGCCCGAATAACTTAGGCAACCCCGGTATGTTGTCGGCGGTGTCTCCTTGGAGGAGTTGCAGAAAGAACCATTTAGAACCGTACTGGAGACCGTCAACGCCCATAACGTCATACGCGCCAGGCGGTACCTCTGTAACCGTGAAGTCCATCCAATTGATATGCACTCCGGGGAGCATTCGCATATCCTTATCGCGCGTAGCAATAACGGACTTACCTTGGTGTGCGCAATACGCAATACCATCGTCCGCCTCACGCGTTACCCAAACCTTAGGCGTAAAGCGCGGCCCCTCGTAATGCTCCAGTACTTCCCGGAGGTACGCCCAATTCTTAGGTTTGCGTCCTGAGCGTTGCCCTTGGTACTTCTTAACCGTTGCTATTAAGTACCTGTGCGCTTTAGTACAGCCACTTGCGCTAAGGTGTAGCCTTACCGACTCCGCCCCACTCCTCAGCCTCATTAGCTCTATGCGGTCGAATGCGTTATGACGCGCCCGTGCGGGCTCACAGTCATCGTTTCCCGCCGCGTAGTAAGCCAAATAATCGGCGTCCACATGCATTTCTAATCCGGGTACCGTTGGTGGAAATACGCCCACCCCAAATTGCGGGGACTCCTCGGTGGTCCGCTGTATGAGTGTCGCTAGATTTGCGTCCATTGCCTCCCCGAACGGATATTAGTTACTTGCCAGCGGCTAACGCCAAACTCCGCGCAGAGGTCTTTAACTCGCGCGGTACTGGCTCGGATTTGTGCGGCTTGCTCAGCGGTTAGCTTTTGTTTCCCGCCTACGCGGTTGCGGTCCCGCGAGTCGCGCATGTTGCGGCTACGAGAGCCCCAATACAGGTGATTAGGGTTACAGCACGCCTTGTTATCGCATGTGTGGCATGCGTGCGGCTTTCCCTCCGGCGGCCCGCCTTTTACCGCCGTTAGCGCGGCCCTGTGCGCACGCTGCGGCTTACCGTCCCGCATGATTTGCCCGTATCCCGTGGACGCGAAAGAGGCTAACCACGGCCAACACTCGTTAGGTCCGCGCTTATCAACTTTCGCCCACAGTCTCACAAGGAACGGGCCGTTTATTCTCACGGCCCTAGCCACGATTAACCCAACGAGGCCAGCGGGTCCGCGCTCGCTTCATTCTCCGGGGCCTCACCACGCTCCGGCGTCTCAGCCTCAGGAATGTCCGCCTCCGGGGTACCCTCCGGCGCGCCTGCAATAGCGGCCAGCGGGTGTGCTTTCCAGTTAGCGGCTTTCATGATTCGCTCTTGGAGGACGTTCTTAGAGCGCTTGGGGCTAGTGACATTGCCTTTATCGTCTTTGCGCTCCTCGTAGAAGCCGGGGATATGGATCGAATCCCACATAGCCTTATTAGCGAGGTCCCAAATGAACGCCTTAAGCTCTGTGAGGGCCGGGGCAACCTCAACCGTAACCATGTTGCCTGTAAGAACGTCTTGAACGGACGTACCACGGAAGTTATAACCGTTAGGTCCCTTTAGGTTTGCGTACACCTTCTTACCGTCTTTGCTCTTGCGGTGGAACACCTCAACGATAAACGGCTTACCCAAGAGTTGCGCCATGTGGGTAGCGGTACCGCCGTGCGCCGCGTTCATCATGGTAAAGAGCTTGAAGAAGTTAGCACGGTCACTGAAGCTAAGAGTCTCCTGTACCGTGACACGTTGCGGAATGAGCGTACCGTCATCCATCTTGCGGGGCTCATGGTTCGGGCCGGAAAGCTCAAACACCAAGTCCACCTTATCCCGCAAAACCATCTTGCCTTGCATGTTCTCTTCTTCGTGCTTACCAAGCTCGAAGTAACCAACGAGGCGCGCACGGGCCATGCCAGCGGCGGGAGGCGTATACTCCGCGCTCTGCTTAACTTGCGTCATGTCCGGACCAGTCTTAGCGGCTTGTGCGATTACGTCAGCGAGATTAAATTGCGTCATGTATATGTGTAGTCCTAAATGATTGTGTGTTTGATTTAGTGAAGAAACGAGGGCGTGTAGCCGCTCATGTATTGTTGTCTCAGTTCAACGCGGAATTTATCGGCGCATTGGTCAAAGTCTCCAGTAAAGCCGTTCTCTTGCATCATGTTGTTTCCGTGCACCGTGACACTTGGTACAGGTACAGGAATGGTCCAGCCGAAATACCACTCCATAAAATCGCTAGCGCCCAACATGCACGCATGGAGAAGCGCGCTAGACTCATGGAGTACTTCTTTGCGTGCGTCCGCGTACAGCGCGTCATGCACTTGGTTTACGAGTAACGCCCGATGGTTGAAATTCTTACGGGCGTAGAACGCACGAATAGCCAACCACATAGCCGCCTTAGCCCACTCACCGCCAGTACCCTGTACCTCGTAGTTGGCAATTTCCGTAGGGCTAAAACCTTGCGTCATACCGCCTTGGCGAATAACCCAAGCCGGGGACGGGGACTCCCGGTAGCTATAAATCTTGTTATCAGGCGTTACGCTGAAGCCCTTACCAAGCTGGCACATAAGGCCCGGTACGTCCGGGTGTGGCTGTACGTTTTGCGTTGGTCGGCGGCTGCGTTTAATGCGCTCCGTCTTTTGGCGGTTGTACTCCTCAAGCTCGGGGTACCGTTCGTTCTCCGCCTTGATAAGCGCTTGCACGTCCTCAAGGCTCATGCCGGTGGTTTCCGCAATCTTGGTAGCGCCCGCACCGTAGGCACGTTGGAACGAGAATTCCTTAGCGCCTTGCCGCTTCTTAGGCCAACCCTCACGCGGAGCGATACCTTTATCCTTATCGCCCTTACACCACAGCAAAGCCTCCTCATACGTGCAACCCTCTTTCTGGCTAACACGTACACAGTGCATATCAAGGCCCGCATTCAAGTCCGCGATAAGCTGCTTACAGCCGGAGAGAATCGCCTGTACGTACACCTCAAGGGAGGTAAAGTCAGACTGGACGATTTGCCCGTCCTCGCCAAAGCGCGACTCAAATACCAGCTTTACCTGGCTACCTGACTTAAGAGCACCGTTTTCGTCTAGCTCGCCCTTAGGGACGTTTTGTAGGTTCGGGTTATTGGACGAGAAGCGCGCCGTAACCGTGGACGTGTGGTTAATGCTGTGGTGGATAATGGAGTCAATGCCAACGAGCATTAGCATGCCCTTAGCCTCGCCCGTCTTTTCGTCCACCGTGTAGTAATAGGTACCAAGGTCTTTGCTGAGCTTGGCTACCTCGGAGAGGGTCTTTAGGAAAGGGATATCCCGGTTACCCAACGCCTCGATAACTTCTCCTGCAACGCTGTACAACCCCTCCGTACTACTGGACCATTCCGGCCTAGGCTCGGTGAATCCGGGAAACTCGTAGAAGTAATCCCGCATTGCTGACTTGGGCTTACTAAGGTCGTCAACCTTTTTAGTAATAGTCTTGTACTCGCCCGCGTTCTTACCGCTGAGATACCGCACGGGCTCCGGTTGGTGCGCTAGCCTCGTCCAGTCCTCTACCGACATGGTTTCAAAGGTAGGCTTACCGTCTACCGTTGTGGGCCTCCCCTTTAGGTATAGGTGCTTCTCCTCTTTCTTCGTGTACGCTTGCTTGCCGTCCTCGTCCAAGATAGGCGTGCGCTTTTCGTACTTGACCTTGCCACCAAAGATTAGCGGGCTAAGGTGGTACCGATTCGACCAATTGAAGTCAAACGGCAATTCCTCAGGGAGGTACGCGCGTAGCTCGGTGGTAATCTCCTGTAGCTTCTTCTGCAATTCGGAGGCGAGCTTAAGGCCCAACTCCTTATTAACAAACATGCCATTTTTTTCCATTTCGACCGAACACAGCAAGCTACCCATGTTAAGGAGAATGGATTTAACTTGCCCGGTCTTGCGTGCTTTCTCTAACTGTCCCTTGAAAATGAGGCGAGTATTACCAATGTCCCCGTGTCCGCTTTCGTCACCACAGAGGTAACGCATAAGCAAATCTCGGTCAATGTCTACCGTATCTACGCCTGCGTTCCAAAGTGCCTTTACCTCGTCAATCTTGAGATTGCCACCGTAGGCAGGAACCATGTCGTCCATGCTGAGCATTTGGCTAGACGGCTGCATACCGTCTAGTAGATACTGAGCCAATTGTACGTCCCAAACATTTCCGCCCCGCGCTACAAACTCCATCCACGCGTCGTAATTTTGCGGCTCGCGGAGCGCATACAAGAGGTCGAATTTTATATTTTGACCTACTAGTAGCGTAGTGCCCTTAAGCAAACGAGTAAACCAATCAAACGGCTTAGCGGCCCGTCCGTAATACGCTCCCTCTACTGGCCCGTCCCCAACAGCCCAACCCGCCGCAACTATGAAATTCTCCGCTAGGAACGGAGAACCCTTGCGCTTCATATAGGACTTAATAGACGTTTCCAAGTCAAACGTAACGAATGACACGTATCAGTACTCCTTAGTTTGTCAGTTCAGTAAAACGCAGCATGAAACGGAGATAAGCCTCGCGGCTCGGTTGCGGACGTACCCGGCGTCTAATCGGCTCGATGCCACGCGCCCAACTCCATGCGATCATGTCGGTACCGTGAAGCTCAGGGCGCGGCTTAGGCATAAGGTCGCGCCGCTCCGTCACCAACATACGGAGGTCCGCTTGCTTAACGCTTGGGTCCAGCGGGAACACCAACCCAAACCGCGCACAGATAGCACGCTCTACGCGTTGCTCAATCTCTTTGTATTGCGGGACGAGTTGTTTAAGTGGGCTGGACAAGTCGCCCATGTACGCTTCAGAGGCGTCATGCAAGAGGCCCGCTAGGGCATGCTCAGGCGGTACCAACTCGGAGACCGCTACGGAGTGTTGCGCAACGCTATAGAAGTCCCGCGTATGGCCCGTGAATCGGTTAATGCGGCTGAGGGCGTGGGCTACGTCCTCAATATCAATCATGTCCGCCGTAGGGTTGCCAAAGTCAAAGTAGCGGCCCGTAGCGGTTAGGATTTGCGGAGGCATCATTTAACCTTGACAGTGGTTGTGTACGGCGTGGCCGATTTACCTTGCAGCGAACGTGTTCCGCTCGATACGGTGTTACCGTCCGCGTCTTTGATAGCTATCAAGATTTCGTACCTAAATCCTGGCTTGATACACGGTGCGGTTACTTTGAATTCCGCTTTTGGTCCGCCGTACACCTCCGCGTAACTGTCCTGAGCGTAAAGCCCAGCAAGTCCAATTCTCGCCCGTATTGCTGACGTGTCCATTAGGTATCCTCAATGTGGCGAAACGCCTTGTAAACCGGATGACGAGGCGCGTCTACAGTCCCGTGGTCAAAATGCTTGAAAGTGACAAGACGGCCCAAGAGTTGACTTTTACCCTCCCATAACTCCCTACGCTGACTCGCGGTAAAGCCAGTTCCAATATTGAACCGCACGCCTCCCCGTTCAACCACAAGCGCCCCAAGAGTGCCTTTGCCAACGAGGCCAGCTTTAGCCGTGCTGCGCTCCGTCTTGCCTGTAGCGTCCTTAGTCGCCTCATTTTCATTCTTCATTTCCTCCTCGAAGCCAACGATTACCGCCTCAGCGTCTACAAAGCGCTTGACCTTGACTAATCCGCCCTCGCGTTCCGTGGAACGTCCGTGTTTATACAGTCCGCAATGGTCACGAATCATCATTCCTTCATAACCCTCGGCCAACCACATAGCCTCTTTCTCGTCCAACATTTCCATGCGTGTGCACATGTGCTGTGGTACGGTCTTTACGCGGTCAATAAACGCGGCCATGTGCGGACGCTCCCACGGAGCAACCTTGGAGTACACGTAATCGCTACGCTCCCAAAATTCCACGTTGGGTAACACTGCGTCAAACACATAGAAAGTAAAGCCCTCGTCTAGCGGGTTAGATTTACTCATAACCGCCATACTGTTTTGCATACAGTTAGGGTCTGTGGCGCGGCCTACCACTAGCTCACCGTCCAGACCGTCCAACTCGTTCCGGTATCGGCTAAAGAACGTCTGTACCTTGGGGTTAGGGATAGGCTTAAGGCTACGGCTATACGCAACACCGCCGAACACCACGCAGCGGATACCGTCAATCTTTGGCGAGGCCCACACAGGAAACTGGATAAGCTCCGGCTTGGTGAGCGTTGCGGCAAGATTGGGTTTGAATCCTTGTGGAATCAAGCTGTAATCTCCAGTTCGTTAATGTCGCCCCAACAGTCCAGGGAATCGCGGATACACTCCTTGAGGTTTGACGTGTCGCGCTCTTGCCACTCCTCCACGTCGTCTACCTCAATCTCAAAGCTAACCTTGACTTTCATTAACGACGCCCCGAACGGAAAGAACCAAACGAGGGCGAGCGGGACCAACCCGTAGGGCTACTCCGGGACGGTGCGCTATAGCTGTATGTCGTGCGCGGCGCAACGCGGGTAACGTTGGTTACGCTCTTGTTAATCACGGTGGTATTGCGCTGGACTCCGCCCACGCCCCCGCCGCTCATGAGGTGGCCCATGAGCATCCCCGTAAAGAACCCGTCATGAGCCGGAGGAGCGGCTTGGATAACCGTTACCGGGGCTTGGGGTACCGCGTTCATAACAGGGGCTTGTGGAGGCTGTACGTAGGTCACAGGGGCCGCTCCGGGAGAACACGCAGCGATCAACGCCGCAACCGCGATACAGCCCGCGCCGATAATCAGAATCTTTCTAGTGTTGTTCATTCCGTATCCTTTAGGGCGTGCCATATCTCACATACGAGTACGCACATGCCCGGTAAAATTATTGGTAACTGGATCAGTACAACTAAGCTAATCACGCCGCTTCAGTAGGCATAAGGAGGCGTCCCCGGTCACCATCAAAGATGACTTCAGCTTGTGGGCTCTTGGGTTGTCCCGTGCGGGCGAGCTTGTTTTTAGTAAGCCCGATCCAACGGGTCTTTTCGTAAAACGAATCATTGCTCGACCCAAGGGTAATGATTGCGTCCGCCGCACCTTGCTTGCCGGTCTTGCTATCCTTGAGCATGGAGAGCGTAGGAAACGTTAGGCCGTCACCGTCCGCGCTAATCTGTGAGTTAGCTATTACCGGCGTGTCATACTTGACAGCCATAAGTCGCGCCCACTGATACATAGCTTCTAGCAATTGGTCTGTACGTTGCCCTCCGTTAAGAGCGGACCCGCTAAACTTGATGTTGTCTACCATGTCAAACACAACCAAGCCTGGAGGACAGCGGCGCATAATGTCCTCTACCTCGTAGCTATAAAAGTCGTGAATATCCATAACGCGGATACGGTCCACGCCACCAACGGCTGAGGCGTAGGCGCTTTTAATCTCGCTCCTTTGCGTGAGCTTTATAAGGTCCGCAGTAGTAGCGTTAAGCGCTGACTGATAGATACGGTGGACGATTCGCCTACCCGGCCCCTCGTTGTTAAACCACAGAACGTACCTTCCGTGGTCAGGGCCGTAATACTCGTCAAACTGGCGGGCCATGTGTGTAACCTCGGAAGCTACAAACGTGGTCTTACCTTTATCGGGCCGCGCGGCAAGTACAAGGAAGTCACCCGGCCTAACAGGACGCATGACGAGGTTTAGACACTCCAGCCGGAAATGTAATCCCCGGTCGTCCTTATCATCTTGGAGAATGTCCTCAATATCGGTATCAACCCAAGGTACCTTACCCTTGCGTGTCGTGTTGGTCTCGTACCGGGTCATTTCCTCGCGGAGCGAGATATAAAGGTCTATCTCCTCTCCAGATTCGTACTTCTTAACGAGGTCCGTTACGCGGTGCGCCGTCTCCGCTGCGAGCAAGCGCTCCATAATCCCGGCTTCTAACGCAGGGTCGCAATCCTCGCTAAACACACTGCCTAGGTAACTGCGGTAAAGCCCTAGTTGCTCCGGGGTTAGCGTTGGGTGCGCGAACGAGCCGAACCACAACATAAACGGGTCAAGCTCGATACGGTCAACGCCCGCAAACTCCGTAAAGTACTTACCAAAGTCCGCGAGGATTACCTTGCTCTTTTCCTCCAGTGCTACTGTGGGTACCGCTTTAGCTAATCGGTCGTATCGCTCCTTGCTCTTAAACAGGCGGAGCAAAGTAATCTCTAATGACATGCGGTTTTGTACTCCTAACTATCCGTGGTTTGCAAACTCTCCGTGGTGTAGCTCTCTTGCTGTACGTACCACGTACTCAGCCTCCTCTTTGGTAGGAAAGCGACCTAGATTAACCTTCTTACCGCCAATACGGAGTTGCGCAAGCCATTTGCCCCGACTGGCCACGTAGGAGACTCCCTTAATTCCACTGGTGTTGCTAATACTCCTCCTGTGGTTGCGCTGATTTTGTACGCGTGTTGCGGGCCGCAGATTCGTCCACACGTTGTTTGACCTATTAAGGTCTTTGTGGTCAACGTCATGCGGAGGCCACAAACCCGTCACCAGAAAGTAAGCTAATCTATGCGCTCTGTAGTCTCTACCCTTGTGGCGTACGCGCCTATAACCAAACTGCGCGGGCGTATCTACGCGCCTCTCACCCTCGTAGATTGCCCCGGTGGTTTTGTCGTACCTAAACAGCGTACTTAATTCCCTGTCTGTCAAATTCTCCATAAATCTCATCCCTCGGTACTAACTTAGGGTCTCGCCCAAATATCACGTTATACGTTTCGCAACCGTATGCACGAAGTTGCTTTATTATTACCTCTGCCGCACTCCGCCCCGCCCTATCCGAGTCAAGAGCTACTATTACCGGGCGTCTTGACTCTATTAACTTCGCGGCGGTGTAAGGGGATAGCTTTGTACCAAGTAGCGCCCAAGACTCAACGCCGCACTTTGCTAGCTTTACGGTGCTGAGTATGTCCTCCGTGAGGGCCACGGACGGCCCCGTACCCTCTTTGAATACTAGGTTGGACTTGTCCGCTTTCGGGTTAAGTACCTTTCGCGGGTGTGTCGGATCTAGAGTGCGCGCTTGCCAGTAAACAATCTTCCCGCTGTCGTTCTTAACCGGCAACACCACACGCTGTAGAGACGTACAGTAATAGATACCCAAGCTCTCTATATCTGTGTTACTAACTCCAGCCCGATAGAGCCATACACGGGCCGCAAGGGGCCATTGCTGCGGCTCATAGACGGCGGGCATGGGTAGGCTAGGGCTAATCTGCGCGATCCGCTCAGCGGCCCTCCTACGCTCGATACGCGCTAGTTTCTCTGCTAGATTCTCCGGGGCTTTCTCGTGCCAGCCACGATACGAGCATCTATGACAGTACGCGCTATACCCGCCCTCTTTGTGGTTAAGCTGGAGGGCCGCGCCCTCTCCGCAAGCATGCGGAATCTTGCGCGTGTATCCCTCCGGCAACCTCTCAGCGTGCGCTACCCAATCCTTAGAATCGCTCACGCTGTAACCTCCTTAAAACTGTTTGTCTACGCCGTGCTTTGCGGCCTCTGCTGTAGCCACGGTAGCAACCCGGTTAGCCTCATGTGCGGCTTTACCTGCAAGTTGGTCGGCGCTATACGCTTGTACTCGGTGATACGAGGCGAGTTGACCAAAGCGAGCTACCCGCGACTCCGCACGTTTAACCATCACGCTAAGGCTTTTAACGTGCATGTCTACCAACTTAGCCCGGACGACTACGGACATAGTTGCGGCGGCTTGGTGTGCTGCATTGAACGCAACGAGTACGGCGCGTGTAATATGGTGCATGACTGCTCCTTAAGTATTGGTTGCTTTGCGGTACATTTCCCGCGCTTCGATATACGCCGCATAATGAAAGTCTGCGGACTCGTACTCCTCTTGGGCTTGCTCTTTGTACGTTGCAGAAGTGTTATAAGCCCCTGCTACGCGCGCACCCTCCGCCATACGCCCAAGGTCTCGCGCTACCTCGTTGCACTCCAGGAATTCCCGGTAATGCTCTTTCTCGATACGCTTAAGGTACTCAAGCCGTCGCGCCTCAAGTTGCTCTCTTAGGCTGCGCAACCACGTTGTAATGCGCTTAATCATGTCACCCTCGTAAGTGCGGTAGATAGCTCTAGCGTGTACTGCGTCTCGCCCGCTGCGTTGCGGATTAGAAACGGGTACTCGTCAGGGTGTTCTATCGGGTCGGTGTCCACTTCCTCACGTAACGCGGTCATTGCGTCTATGAGAGTTGGGTAACCCGCATGAGACGCGCGAGAGCGGCCCCATGCGTCCGTAATAAAGTAGTTCACTTCAAATGAGCGAGGCCAACGGGTCACCGCTAGCCGATTGTGCGGCGGTGTTCTCTGCGTCCGCTTCCTGCACTGCCTCACCAACGCCCGTGATATCGCCCGGACGGATAGATACAATCTCCTCCTCCGCGCCCTCGCCCTTAATCACGCGGATAAACTTACCTTTGTCCGTGTCGATAACTGAGCGGACTTCCCCGCCGTAGGTCTTACGGCTGTCCTTTCGGCCAAAGACGAATTGGATAACGTCCCCGGCCTTAAGGTTGTCAATGAACCCTTGAGCTTTCTCGGAGGCTTCGAGTTGCTCTACCTTGGCGGTATCGGCCTTGATACGTGAGCGGAGTTTTTCAATCGTTTCTTTAATGGTTGCCATGATTAGATGTAGTCCTAAGTGTTTGCGGTTAGATGTTGGTTACTTGACTTCGTTAAGCTCGCGGATTGTTTCCGTGCGCTCGGTGAGTTTCACAGTCTTATGCACGGTGCGAACTACGGAGAAAATCTCGAATGTGCGGCCCGGTTCGGCGGACTCGCGGATACCTTCCTCCGCTTCCTCTACGCTGGCGTACTCGGTAGCCCACGCTAGGCACTCCGGGTAATCCGTGCTGATAACCTTGTAGACGGTGGCGGGCTGTGCGGGCACCACAAATTCCAACAAGTCAGGGTCAAAACCGAATGTCCCGCCTTCACCCTCGAACGTCAGCACGGGATAACCGCGATCGTCTACAGAGCGCACTACAAGACGTTCGGGGTTAGCACCATTAGCCTGCGCATGCTCAGCTAACCAACTATTGGTAGTGCGCAAGACGTCTCCAGCCTTGAACGACTTCGCTCCAGTAACAAGCTCGAAATGTTCCGGGTCCCATTCGTCGCGCCCGCCGTCATACACCAACGTAATAAATCGCCCATTTTCCGTAACAGCTTTAACCACAACCGCTTGCGGGTCGCCGCCCTCTCGCAGCACTTGTCGTGTTGCCCAACCATCATTTGCACGGAGAACGTCACCAACCTTAAATTGCTTGCTCATATCCATGTACTCCTAAGTATCTATGTTTAACGGTTAGGCGGCTTTACGCAGCCACACAAGAGAATGCGGGGAATTCTTAAGCGGGTGTTCGTTCGGGAGAAAGTCCGCAGAGCATACGTGCGATACACACCCGAACGAATCAGTAACGAACGCACACGGACCACAGCCGGAGTCGTGCGGATTCTCCACTAGCTCTAGCTCGGGATGCTCGCTTAGGAGTTTCATGCGGCCTCCAGTTGCTTGCGTACCCAGGCGAGGCGTGCGGGGTCTTTATGCATGCTATTCAAAGCCTCCGCGCGGTCGTACCCCTCTTTACCAAACGGGTAATCCTTATTCCGCCCCTCCGCCGCGTAGATAGCTCGTAACTCGTCCTCCAGCACGTAAGCCTCCGGATAACCCTTTCGCCCGCGATCCCATGAAAACTCTACGGAGTTATAACAAAGACCGCAATCCCTGTGGAAGTGGCCCGCACCATACTGCCCGCGCGGGTCCGCGTCTCCCTCCGCCCAATCAAGCCACGCCGTGAGAAACTCGCGCAATAGATCGCTCATGCGGCCTCCACCTTGATACTAGCGCGGACCTTTCCGAGAGACTCCACACGCACAAGCTCAAACTCGCCCGTGATACCGTTATCCCGCAACCAATCGCCAGCGGCTACCGGAGTATCAAACGTGGTGTCTAGGAGTTTGCCTCGCTCAAGGATACGGACCTTAGCCGTTGAGACAGCTAAGGTAAGCGCGTACTCCGGATAGTACAAACTGGTTAGGTACTCTCCGCCAAGGGGTACTAGGTAATCCCCGTCCCCGTCGATACCGATAATAGTGGTGGTCTTTCCTACGTGGTCGTCAAGCGTAGACACGTAGTAGCCCCAATCGGTAGATACGGTACCGATCACTACCTTATCGCCAACCTTAAATTTCGCTTCGTTCATACCGCCTCCGAGTATTTGCCCGATTTGTTCCAATTGATTACGGCCCGTCCTGCTACACGGGGTTTTACTGCTACGCCGTGTGCGTTCAGGTTCGCGGGCTTACCCATGCTAGGTACCCAACGCGTAGCCCGTTCCGGCTTGATAAAATTACGCTCCACTTCCGCTGTACTCCTAACTATTGTGGTTCGTGGGTTAGCGCAGCACGGCGCGGGACTTAAGGCTAAAGAATTCTTTGTCTGACTCGCGGCGGTTACCGACCACAACGCGCTTAGCGTCTTGGTCAAAGTTGAGGTACTGGCCTACGGTGTGCGTGCGGTCAAAGTTGAACGGGCGCGGTTGAGTTGCGGGCGTTGCTGCGGTCTTTGCGGTGGTGTTCATATCAGTTCCTAGAGGGTATGTGAGGTGTGTTTAGGCGTTAGCTACAGTGGGGTTATCGCGTACAAAGTCGTGCAAATCCTTTGCTTCCTTGAGGCCGCAACCAAGGACCTCGCGGGCTCGCTTGATCCAAGCTACAGGTCTACTCCAGCCGGGACCCGGCGTACCAATGTCCCGGTTGATCCCGCGAATGTCGGGCCCGTACACCTGCACGCCAGAATACTCACGCGCTGCAAACAGAAGGTCAGCAGGCTTACGCACTTCCTTCACAGCGGCTTGCACAAACAGAGCGTTAAACAACTCCTCCGCGTTGGCCTCTCCGGCATGTTCCAGCGTGAGCGCAATAGCACGAATGAACGTAGCGTTAAATTTCATATCAGTTCCTTGGTAATGTGCCGATATCCTGGATTCCTAACTTCCTGGATTCCTAAGTATCTTGGTCAATGAAAGAGCGGTACCTCGTCCTGTACCTCAATTTGATTCGGTGCCGGAAGTATCGCGGCAAGCTCGCGGAGCGTCTCCTCGAAGTCTCCCGCGCAATTGGTTACTACCGTTACGAGCATGCCCCGGTTAAGCTCAGTTACACACGTTCGATATACATGCATACCGCAATGGGTCAGGCTAGACGTTAGGACAAGCAAAGCAGGCTTGCCGCTAACAGGTACGGAGACTTGTAAAGTTTTAATCATGTATTGGGGGTGCTACTGGTTGCTCACGCAACGACTTGGTTACTGGTCAGGTAACCTTTACCTGGTACGTCTAACTAATTGCCATACGGTAGTGCGGTGCTGTCCGCGTCCCTCCATTCTGGAATGTCAGACCAAGGTACGGCTTTGGTCGGTGCTGCGTTACGGTTAGTGTTGCGGCTGTTACACGCTATACTTTCGGCTGAACAATAGCGATCACTGCGACTATGTCTAACAAGCCTTGCGCCGATAACGCCTTTAAAACTCGGGCTCGCTTCCGTGGAAACATGCGCCCGAGGGCTAGTACGTTGTTCGGATTGACGCGCGGGCTTACGTGGCTACCACTTTCCCGCATTGGGGAGGTCTTGGTTTCACCGTAGCCAGGCGACTTACACGCAGCATGATTAATCTTACGTACAGGCTTACGGGCCGATTCCGGCAACTTCTCCGTTTTCGGCCCGCTCAGACTGATACGCTGGTCGATTGTGAATCGAGACATAACGATAAACCTCCTTGGGTAGATAAGGAGACTCGTAAGAATCGCCTTATCTAACCTTTCGGTCAGTCCCTCCAGCTATTAACCTTTGGGCCCATCGTTACTTGGGGTACACAGGTTGCCCCTCCTAGGAGACACATAGCCCGTGTTCACTGTATTTAAGCGCCTTGCGCCACAGCTAACGATTTCAGTATTCGGCCCTTGCATTCTCCCGCTGGCACTTCGCTAACTTAGCGCGCTCTACTGGAGCTACTTACGGCTTGGGCTGCCGGGCCTGGGTGGCCTGTGCTGCTCCCGGTACAAACTGCTTGCTACTTTGTTTCACCTCGTTACACACAGTAACAAGTGCGTGGGCTGAATGTTAGCTAGACCGCATTAGGGTGTCAACGTTTTTGTTCAACCGTTTACGCCCCGTGTACTCTAGCCCTTACCGCCCTGCGTCTAGCGCTTGCTGCTGCGCTGACCACGGAACGAAATGTACGCGAGTACACATAACTCGTCAATCTTTTTGCGTAGGTACTTACCCGATGCTTTAAGTGTGTACAGAGTTGCGCAAAAGCATTGACAATTCTTGGTTGCCCCTAGTACAGTAGCGCGCGTGCAGACACACTAATAGAGAAAACCACATGCCGAACATCATTACAAAATACGGAAAAGACGGACGAGTGAGCTACCAGGCTGTAGTCCGCGTGGATAAGGCTAGGCCAGTTAAAAAGACGTTCGCCACGGCTGAGGAGGCCGAAGAATGGCGTGTTGCCAAGGACGCAGAATTGCGGGAGCTGAAGACACAACCCGCTTACGAGTTCACGCTTGCGGAAGCTGCTGAGGAGTACTCACTGTACTATCCCTCGTTCCCTGAGGAGCTTAAGGAACGTCTTGCGGAAACGTATGAGACACCTATCGTAGATATTCAAGAGACCGAATTAGAAAACCTCTCGGATAGCGAGCTAGATATTATCGAGTCTGTAATTGAGCACTCCCGTAGACATATGGGCGTTACGGTTCCGGCTAATCCCGTAACCATGCTCCGCGCTCGTCGTCTTAATCTCCCGTACAGACCGATTACTCAGTTTGAGGAGGACGCGTTAATAGACGGAGCTAAAGACAAAGCTAATAACAGCCTATCGGACGTGCTAATACTTGCATTGGACACCGGCTTAGTCCAACAGGAAATTATTGACCTTGAATCCAATAAGGTTTACTTGGACCAAGGTATTATCCGCATGAATGAGACGAGAGTAATAGAGCTAACTCCGAGAGCCAAGACGGTATTAACGCGTAGGCTCGGTGATAATACCTCCCGTGTATTTCCTGACCTCCAGAAGAACACTGTTCAAACCGCGTTCATTAGACTCCGTACTAAGCTCGGTCTTAATGGACCGGATTTTAACGACCTCCGAAAGATTGCCATTCATAGGCTATCCGAGAAACTCAGCATTCCGGCTCTCAAGGAAGTCCTTGGGTACGCCAAATATGACTCACTGGACTGGCTCTTAAACCTCCAGAAAGCCCGCCAGCAAATGGCCGCAGGTTTGTAAGCGGTTGCTACATTAGTTGGTCAGTAGACTAAGAGAAGCAAGCTCTTTAAACGCCTCGGCTGTGCAATGCGGCCTCTTTCTTTTCTTTGATTCCCTATATAAAACCATGGTTATACCAATAGGTTAAATCCTGTTGGTCTATACCTATTAATATAATAACTAAGGATAACACCATGGTTAAACCAGTATTATACCCTAGGCTACGAGGTAGCAAAGGCGTAGCTCAGCGTAAGCGCATTAGAGAAAGAGATAACTATCAATGCGTTAAATGTAGAATAGCTGTATTAGTTGGTCAGGTAGACCATATTCAATCATTAGAGGATGGTGGAACTAATGATGATAGGAATATGCAACTTCTATGTACTCCATGCCATGAGAGGAAAACAGCTAATGACAGAGGTTATAAGGTAACCACTGGTACAGATAGTAATGGTTATCCTACCAGCAAAGCGCACCACTGGAATACCTAATAGGAGATAGATTGAGTATTACCCAAGATAAACTCAAAGAGTATCTAGCCTATGATTCTTGTACAGGTGTATTCACTTGGTTAAAACCTAAGGCACGTAGGATTAAAGTAGGTAGCGTAGCTGGTTCTCCCGTGGTACGTGGTGGTTATCTGTCTATCATGCTTGATGGTATTAACTACCCGTGCCATCAATTAGCGTGGTTGTATGTGTACGGTTACATACCGAATGAGATAGTAGATCATCGTAATAACCAACCTACGGATAACCGTATCAATAATCTTAGATTAGCTACCAAGACTAATAACGCCTATAACACCAAGCTATCTAAGCGTAGTACTACTGGTATTAAAGGAGTACACATACGTAACGGTAAGTATATAGCTAGAGTAACCGCTAACGGTGTATCACACTTCCTCGGTAGCTACACAAGTATAGACGCTGCTACCAATGCTGTGCGCTCAGCTAGAGAACGTCTACATGGTGAGTACGCTAACCACGGCTAGGCCACATTGATTAACTCATTGTTGGTCTACATTGAATTACTCATTGGTTATTACATTGAGAGTTACCCTTGGTCTAACCTTGGTACCTACATTGGTAGTACCCATTGGATAATACATTGGTCTGAGACCTAATATTCTTATTTCTCAAACGTGTTCTTATTCTGGAAATTAAGTTTTATATTTCTAAGAAAAT